TCACGAGCCGCTTTTCTTCCCGAAAACCCGGTCGATAACTTCCCGGTTTCCATCCCCCTCCACATACGTTTCCATAAGCAATCGGCGTGACTTCCATCCGCCGTGATCTCCCGTCGTCGCAGCATCAATTCCGTTGCGAACGATCATCTCGGTGGCAAAGCCGTGCCTGCCAAATTCATGGCTGGTGAGGCGAACCATGCCGGATTTCTCCAGCACCTTGTCCACACGTTTTTTGATGGTTGATCTGTTTGCGGCTGCGAAGACCAGCGTCGGGTGAAGACTGCGGATGTTCGCCAGGTCGATGACCATGGCGCGTGTGAGGAACACCTTGCGGGGGGTCGTCTTGGTTTTGGCGAGATAGGCCGTGCCGAGCTGCAGGTTCACGTCATCCCAGGTTAGGCGGCAGGCCTCTGATACGCGGGCGGCACTTTCAAACATGAAGCGCACCACTGCCGCCGTCTCCGGCATATCCATTTTCTTTGCCCGCTTGCAGAATGCGTCCACCCACTCTTTACTGCCGGCCGGCCGCTGGGGTTTTTCCTCTTTGAACCGGGTCACAGATATCTTCTGCATGCGCTTCGCGTCGGCGGCGTGGTTTATGATCGCCCGCATGGGTGTGATGACTTGCCGGTTCCATGTGGCTGGCATCGCATCAGGGTAAAGCAGTTTGGCCGCTTTCCGTATTTCAGGGCCGGTAATGTCCTTGACCAGTCGTTTCGCGAAATGGTCAAGGAGCCTGACGGTAAAGCGCGTGTCCTTCCCGTCCTCAGCGTAGAGGTTCAGAGCCTCGGCGAATGTTAGGACTGCTTCCGCGCCGTGGACAGCCGCACGACGGACCCGCCCTTCGTGTTTGATGGCGATGTCTTCCGCGAGCCTTTTTTCAGTCGTTCCCGAAGACCCACGGTATCGTGTTCCGTCCACCGTGAAACTGTAGTGCCAGATGTCTCCGCGCTTCGTGAAGTTGGGCATGCTGCGGGCTCCGGCTTGGCGGCGTTGATGATTGTCTCTATGTCGGTCGGCAGCAAGAACATCGCTTTTCCGATGATCCTGCAAGCCCCGATCGATCTGGCACGCTCTCGCAGCGTCCTTTCGGATATCTGGATGCCCGCTGCCTGGAGCTTGGCAACAGCGGTTGCCGGGGATATGGCTTCGTCAAGGGCCGTCATTCGCGGCCCTCCCGCAGCATCTCCAGCGCCCGCCGGTACTTCTCGACCCGCTCGATCGCCTTCGCGTCGGTCGGCAGCCCACGGCTCGGGTCCAGGTTATCGCGGATATCGGCGGTCTTCACCGCGCGCGCGATTGCGTTCGGCGCCAGCCGGCGGATGAAGTCGAAATAGTCCTCATCCTTCCCACGGGTGAGCGCGGCAACCGCCATGACAATCTCCGGCTTGAAGCCATGCTGCCAATATAGGTCTTCGCAGGTCCAAGGCGTGTCCTCGACCACATCGTGCAGCACGGCAACGATTCGCTCGTCTTCGGCCTTCATTGACAGCATGACGCGGAGCGGATGCAGGATGTAGGGCTCACCCGACTTATCGACCTGGCCGGCGTGGGCATCGGTGGCGAGTTTGATAGCGGTGTCGAGGTTCATTCATTCCGCTCCTTTGCGTCCACGGGGGCAAGCACATTCTGTTGGGGCGGTTGGGCGGGGATGGCGACCCGGTAGGTGCCGTTAGGCAGGAAATGCCCTTCATATGCCTGGTCGTCGCGAAGGCGCCATTTCAGTGCGTCGTCGGGATTGATGATCAGGCCATCGCCAGTGTCTTCGACCCGGACGGTTACCCAGCCGAGTGTCAGTGCGGGCGGGGTCCTGCCTGCCATGATAGCGCGACCGATGATCAGGTAAGGTTCGCCGCCTCCCCACTGGGGAACGTCGGCCGCTGTGTTGAACGCGATGATTGCAGCCTGCCGGACATCATCCGGAAGTTCGGTCAAATCGACGGGCTCTGGCTCAACGCCAAAGATCGAATAGTCTGTGCCGTCCCAGATAGCACCGATGCCGCCGCACTCTCGGCAGCCCATGCCAAGATTGCATTTCATGATCTCGCTGTAGGGGCCGGTCGGCACGCCCTCATTGAGTTCGTGGCAACCGCTGCAGGATTTCCAGAAGCCGTCGCCTTCGGACACTCGGTCAGCTACGCCGTCCAGCTCGATTGGCAGCGCATTCTCTGCAAGTGGTGGGTCGAAAGGATTATCGATAAACCCGTGCTGGGTGCCGTACTGCCATGCCTTGAGGACATGGCTAGCGGCCTTGCGTGCTTCCGTTGGGTCGCAGGGCATGCCGCTTGACGGACATACGCCGTCCTCATCTGCGCAGTCTCGGCACCTACCGCCGTATTGAAGTGCATAATCGATCAGATCGAATTTGTTGTAATCAGACGACATGGGGAACGTCTCTGGGATGTATCCCGCGACCTCCTCAAGTGGCCCGTTCAACATCGCTCGCTTTCCTCCAAGAGTGCCAGCGGCGATGGCCCGCTCAAGCTCATCATACCGGTTGGCAAGTTCGTTATGGTCGATGTCTTCAACCGTCAGGCCTCGCTCATCGCCGTTCTCGGCAATGAAAAGCTCCATAAAGGCGCGAGCGGCGATTGCCACATGATCTTGGGGTGGGGGTGTGATGGCCGCCGAGAGAACCTCCAGTTGCCCACGATCGATGACCGTGACGCCATCAACAGGAGAAGCGGCCATGTCCTCGCGAAGCTTCGCGATAATCTCCGCAACGGGCGCCGTTTCCGTTAATAAGCCTGGCGTACCGGCCACTTGTGAATGCGTCGGGTTAATAACGGGCTGGGGAGCGGCGTAGAGGGGCGTAAATTGAACACCTGCCTTTCGGTAGACATCCACCGTCTTATCGCGGTCTATATAGATATATCCGTCACCATCTGGGTCTTCCGCTCGATACGCCACCGGCTCCTGTGCTGAACGAGCGAGAACACGGCAGTTCCAATCAACTATCAGGGCGTTTGCCTCATACCCGGGGCAATCCTCCTGACTACATGCCGCAAGAGTTACGTCATCGTACCATACGCGAGCTTCCGCGCCGCAAAAAGGGCATGATTTCACGGTGCTATCGCCCATGGCGACAGATCCGATGTGTTCTTGCTCGGGTCTTTGGGTCATCGTCCTATTACCTCTCCAGTTCGGCGGTCTATGACCGTTCCGTCCATGCATTTTTTCAGGTTGGGATTCGACAGGCTCGACTTGGGCTTGGCGATGCCCCTGTGTTTTTTCCGGGTTCGATTGCACTTGGCGCGGACCTTGGCCTCGGTGGCTGTCTTCCGCTTGTGCGCTTCGGACGTCACAGCCTGGAGATTGCTTTCCGAGTTTGATCCGCCAAGCCAGAGCGGGACGATGTGATCGTATTGGACCACAGCATCGGAGCCGAGCGCGGCGCCGGACAGGGCGCAGAGATTGCCCTGCCGTTCGCGGATGCGATCCTTGACGCGCGGGGGCGGCGCGGTGTCGTCGGTCCGGCCGTGCCATTCCTCGACAGTCCTCACTGATCCACCAGCCTTCCCGCCTGCACCGACAGCGCTTTGATCTGCGCGGCAATGGCAGCAATCGACATATTGGCCGGCGCGCGGCTGTTGAGTTCGCGGAGATGTTCGAGGCGCGCTCTGATCTTCTCTGCGAACGGGTCGGGGTTCTTGGGGGCCTTGGTCATGCCGCACCGCCGATCTGGGGCAGCACCCGGTCCAGCAGATAGCAACCGCTGATGCCTTCAAGCCAGATGACGGCAGAGTGCCCGCCGAGCACTTCGGCATTGCTGCGCGTCACGGTATCGCGCAACTCGCCGCTGTCCATCTTGACGTGAACCGGAGAGCCGACGGGATAAGCCTCGTTGAAGGTGTCGCATTGGCTCTGGAGCTTCTTGGGGTCGGGGCGCTTCATCAGTAGTCCCTCACATTTGCAAGGGCCGTCTGAATGTCCGTCGAGAGCTGTTGATCAGCCGCCTCGGAGAAGAGCCGCGAATAATTCCATGTCGTGTCGCGGAATATGCGCCCGTCGATATCGTCATTGAAGCAGGCGAGGATATCGGTCTGGATCTCAGCATCTTCCGGCGTTGTCACCACAAACCGGCCGATCGCATCGCTGACCCGGTAATATCCTTCTGACCAGTCACCGCGCGTTTGCGACATTGCGACAGCCAGGTCGAGCCGTTGGTCCTTCTCGCGCAGCGCTTCAAGGATATCGTCCCACTCTGCCGTTTCGGGCATCTCGTAGCGCAGGATGATTTCGGCCAACTTCAGGTTTTTTCGCCGTTCTTCAAGCTTGGCGGCGGCTGCGCGCTCTTCCTCAGCCTTGCGATTGCCTTCCTCTTCTTCGGCTTTCTTGGCATACCCGTCATAGCTGGCCTTTAGCCGGGTGTATGTGCTGGTGGCATAGTCGAAGCCGTCGATGATCTTCACGTTGCGGTTCAGATCATGAAGGTAACCAGCGTCGTGCCGTATGGACTTGGGGAACCGGGCCCGGCTCTTGGTGTCTTTCTCGCTGTAGCTGTCGGGAATGCCAACCTCTTTCATGACCGCAATCACCCGCTCGCGGATTGCCTTATTCGCTTCGATCTTCGGAAGATTGCGTTCGTGCGCATCGACGTCCTTCTGCCGGGCAGCTTCCAATTCTGACAGCGCTTTGGCTGCAATCGCCTTGCTGGTCGGGTTGCGGTGATAGCTCGGCACACTGCTGGCGTAGCTCTGAGGCGATGCCATGCACTTCCCAACGAAACCCACAAATTCCAATTCTTCAGCCATCGTCTCAGCCTCCAATCTCAGAAACAGAGCAATCGAGCAGATCGGTCGCAATGAACTGGCGCGACTGCTCGATGGTGCGCTTGCCGGCAAACACCGCCTGCAGGCAGACCTTGATGGTCGACAGTTTGCTCCAGTCTGGCTCGGCGATGGCTTCGCGATAGTTGAGGATCATGTCCTCGATCGCACCGGCCTTCGTCTCGTCGGACAGTTCCTTGTCCTCGAGCGTCTTGAATGCCTTGCGGGAGAAGTCCATCAGGTTAGTGCGCAGGTCATCAGTAAGAGGGGAGCCGGAAACCTTGGGGGCGGCATCCCCCGGCTCTGACGCGGATCCGCCTTTGGGCGCGTCATCAACCGACGAGGATAAGGGTGCGGCCTCGTCGGTATTCGTGTTGTCGATTATCTCGCCTGTCACGGCGTCGTGGGGCCCGTCGGTCTGGTCGGCGATGAATGTCCCGTTGAAGCCTTCGCGCTCGCCCTTGGGCTCTGGTGTGACGTTCTTGGCAGCCTTGAGGCGGTCAGACAGGGAGGTCTTGGGTTCCGTTTCCTGCGCGAGATCGAACATGCCGTTATCGCGCTGGATCAGGTCGTGCAGATCAACCGACAGGGGCAAACGCTTGGCAAGGCGGCGGATCGCCGACTTCTTCGCCATCTCTTCCCACCAGTCGGCCCAAGGGCCTTTGTTCTTGCTTCGCGAGACGTTCCTGATCTTCTCAATGTCCCTGGAAGACAGAGGCTCGACATACACCGCGCCATCGACGGTCGTTGCCATCGCGAAGACTCGCCGCACGATGTTCGTGTCCTGATCTTCTGCCGGCTCGTATTCGACATGCTCACCCGTGTCATCGATCCATGTCCGGAAGTGATCCCCCCCGTAGACAACGCGTGCCGTGAGCATCTTGATTTCGCCTGACTGATGGATCCGCTTAATGATGCCGCCGACCATTGGCATCCACTGGACAGTGCTTCCAAAGACGACGAAGGCGCCTTCGCGTTTGTCGGGGAGCAACCCGTCTTGCGCTGCTCGGATCGCTGCTTCCATCAAAGACTTTCGATCGGCTTTCAGAACTGATGGATCGGAAAGCACGGCGGTGGTTACTACCCGCTGAAATTTCTCCGGCTTGATATGAGATGGCAGAGCGGCCGAGAACTGGTCGCTCATCTTGTCCAGTTCCTGCCGGAACTGCTGGGATGGCGAAAGCTGGCGGCGCTCATCGATGTTCGTGACCTGGTTCATGATCAAGCGGCCTCCTGCCGGTCTTCTGCGTCAAGGAAATTGTCAAGGCGGTCTTTGGCCCAGACTTTCATTTGGATGCGGCGCTCGCCTTCGTTGAACGGTCGGGCGCCGGGCCACTCGCCGGTATCGAGGCCGTGGCGGATCGCCTTCAGGCACCAGCGCACCACGCGCTCGCCTCGGTCGATGTCGAAATCGTCAATCTCGACGTGCGCGGTATCGGGCACGTCATCGTTGAGGACATACAGCAGCACGAAGGTTTCGAAGGGTAGGCCAAGGCCTCGGCAGACCATGCGGGTGATTGCTGCCTGCAGGTAATAACTCGCGTCGAAAATTTGCCGCTCGAGAAAATCCTCATCGAACTTGCCAGCCGTTTTGAGATCGCTGTAGACGCCATCGGCATTCGGAACCGCATCGGGACGGGCGCGCAGCCAGATGCCCGTCTCCGGGTCTTTCCAGAACATCGAGCGCTCGATCCGGCCGTTCAGAAGGCCTTCTCGGACAAGCGGGTAGTCCTTGGCGTCGGCGTGCATGCGGCGGATGCGGTCGAACTGGTCCGGCGTGATCACCGTCAGCTTTTTGTCTTCGGCGTCCTGCAGAAAAGCCTTGCAGTCGTTGGCGTTCGCGTTCCAGAGACGACGTTCCTTTTCCGGCATGCCCATGTCGTCGGGCCGGTGGTTGGGGCGGATCGTGAAGCGCTCTTCGAAAACCTCGTCGCCGAGCAAGAGGCAGTGGGCAGCCTTGCCAAAATCCAGAGCCTTGGACGTGTCCGGCTCGACATGATCCGGGTTCCACTTCCACCGGCCCCAGAAGGCCTTGGGCGAGCCGCCATGCGCCGGCAGCAGCCATTTCAGGGCCGACTTGGAAACAGACGGGCCGTCGAGCAGATCGCGCTTGCCGTGGTAGTCATCCAGGCTGATGCCGGAATAGACGCCGTTGGTCGTGATGGTGTTGCCATCCCACGGCCGGTCTCGCTTCATCCCGGCGACCATGTTGCCGATGATTGAGCCAACGGACTGAAACGCATCCGTATCGATATCGGGTGTCTTGTTCATTGATGCGTTCCTTGGGTTAAAGCTGGCAGGCAGATGCAAAGCCGAGTGCGAAAAAGATCACCACAGCCACGGCGCGCTCGACGGCCGGGGATCGCGCGATGCGAACTATCCGGGCTCTGATCGCGCGGCCTTCGCGGGTGAGGTGGAAGGGGGTGGGGAGGTCGAGGTAGGTCATGCGGCGACCCCTTCACGGTACTTCGCGAGCAACGCGGTGGCGTTATCTCCGCAGTACATGCAGCAGGGGACGGACGGGAACTTCACCACTTCCTTGGTGTCCCGATCTCGCAACAGACCGGCCGCGATATACGGGTCGTCCAAATGGAATTTGACGTGTTCGCCGGTCGATGAACGGTGAATCCCGCATTGGCGGCTCATGCCGGAATCGCCAGCCTTCCGGTTTGGGTGGTAGTCCTTGCCCCAATTGCCGCCCCATTCGGTCTCGCCGTCGCGCAGCATGTAGTGCCACGCATTGCCTCGCGGGTGCCCAGGCTCGAAGGCCGACCAGTGCCCCGTCGTCCACGACCAGATGATATTTTTCTGGTAGGGGAGATCGACGTAGACGCAGACGTTCCCGCAAACGAAAGCAAGGTCATGCTCGCCGTCATCGAGAATCCACTCTCCACCGGCATAGCGGCGAACTTCGTTGTCCCATGTGTGTCCGAATGAGGTACCGATCGGCCGAAACTCATAAACCGGGAAATGCAAATTCTGCGTCATCGTGGCGGTCCTTATTCGGCGGCTTGAAGAGATGCGGGCTCGATCTTCGCGACCGAGTACCCAAGCAGCTTGGCGATGTCGGCGAAGTAGCCGGCGATGTCTTCCTCGCGATCCGCGATCATGTTCTGGAGCTTGGAATCGTCAGCCGTGTATTTGGTCGCTGTTTCCAGCGCGTGGGCCTCGCGGGCCAGATTGGCGAGATCGAGGGCGGCATTGGCTATGCTGGTGTGAGTGCGGCTCATGCTGATCTCCGTTCCTGAAAAACTGTTGATGCCGGTACCGAGAAGACCAAATCCGGCACTGCCGAGTACCGCTCGAACCGCTCCACCATCGAACCGGGATGCCGGTCTGCTTCCTGACAAGCCGCGTCTTCCGTTCGGAACTGCACGGCGTCATCAATCTCGTGGGTGAATTCGTTGCAGTCGGTCAGGAACATGCCGCAGAGGGTTTCGACCCGGTATCGCGTGACCATCGGCATTACCGTCCCTCCGCCTTGGCGATGGCATCAGTCATCTGCTTCTGCATGCCCTTGAACAGCGGGTGGCCGGTTCCGTTGAAATCCATGATCGAGGCAATGCGTTTCAAAGCGTCCAGCAAGACGGGAGCCGAAGCGATCAAATGGGCGTTCGCAATCGCCTCGTCATAGGTTTCGTTATAGGGACGACCGCGAACCGTAATCTCGCACAGCGCGATTTGCCTGCCGTCAGAACCTTCCGAGCGAACAGAGATGCCGTCCGCTTCCCAGGGGCCTTTCGTGTGCTTTGCCATGTTTCATCCCCTTCAAATGCCGGTCCCGGTAGGGCGGCGGTGATCGAATTCGATAAGAGGCCGGAGCCCCTTGCCGAAGCGGATCAGGAAGCGCAGGTCGCGCCGATGCGGTAATGGGTTTTGCCGTCCGATGAGACCAAGACGGCAAGCGCCTCGCCCCACTTCTCGGCGTTTTGTTCCAGCCATTCATCGGCGTCGTCGTCTGAGGTGAATTTCTCGTTGACCATGAAGGCCAAACCAGTGGCCATTCCGAAGCCGCCCGAATACGAATGTCCGTTTTCGTAACGATCGGTCGCCTGAGCGTCTTCGAAGGTGTCCTCGACAATTTTCTTGTCGATGCTGGAAACGTTCATGCTTTGGTAGTTGGCACCCATAGTCTCATCCCCATGGTTTGGTGCACCCGGCATCTTCGTGGACCGGTTCCGCGTGCGTTTTGCCCGATCAGTTCTTCACATGGCGGCCTCCGTTCTGAGGCTTGATTGCCAGCCGCATTCCGTTTCGCGTTGTCCCCGAGGGGCGGTCATTCGGTGTCGGCCAGTGACGTGAATATGCTTTATGCATTCTTTTACGTCAAGCATAAAAGATGCGAAATGCATTTATTTGTTGAGAGTGCATGTTTTTGGTCGTACAAGGGGGAGGGCGCAGAGCGTGCGCGAAATCATCGACAGGAAAATTTATGTCAAACCAACCGGAGCTGTCCGAGGCTGGGCAGTGGTATCGAAATCGTGATGAATGGGTCCGTCATGTACTGGGGCGCCCATACCTGACGTCAGATCAGATCAGGGTCGCCATCTTCATCGCCATGCACATGAACCGCACGGACAACCACGCCAAGCACCAACAGAAGACGATTGCGAAAGATTTGAACCTCAGCCCATCGACCGTCAAACGCGCTGTGGCGGCCCTTGTGGGGGAGTGTAAATTGATCGAAAGGGAGACTGTCCAGCGCGGGAGAAAGAACCGGGCGGTTAACAGATACCGGCTGATTTTCCCGTGGGAATGATGCCTCAAGGGGCTGCTACTAGCCCCTCGGCAAGGGGCTGCTGCTGCTCCCCCTAATAACGGTGGGTATAATAACAGTTCTATTATTCTTTTAGGTTCTGCTCTTGAGATAAGAGTTAGAGGATACAGGACGAAAGGCTCTAAGAGTTCAGTCCTCCGCCTTCCAGAACATCTGCGGATCTCCATCGACATCAACCAAGTCGGTCGAGGGAGTATCGGATGCTCGGTTCTCACGCATTTCGCAAAGCGATCGCTTCTGGACGATCGTGGCGGTTTTGTCGGTGGCTTCGAAGTCGATAATGACCTTGATGTCCGTTGGGGTGAAGGTGCCCGCGTCGAACTCGCTCATGGCCTTTTTGAAGAATTCCTCTTTCACGCCGTGTTCGCGCATGATGCCAGCCTGCTCTTCGCGGGTGAGAACATATCTGCTGAAGGTGTAGGAGGTCCGGCGGTAAAGCTCTGGCACCCGCTGCCGGGACGCAATGGCTTTGTCGCACACGTCAAGATACTGCGCCTCGGAAGCCGCGAGAGCCTGGTCGAGACCTACCGGGGCGAGCAGAAAAAATGTCACCAATGGAATCAAGGCTTTGTTCGCAAACGCCTTATTGGCGAAAGAAATGATTCGACACATTGTCAAACTCCTGCTTTCTATCGTGAACGAAATGAGAACAAACGGGAGTGAATGATGCCTCGTAGAGCCCCGATAAATCACCCTGATGCCCAGCGGCTGGTGGTGGAGCTGTCAAACCTCTACGTCGCGTGTGACGATTGCGGTCATTCGCGGGTGCTGGGCATAAACAATCTGCGGACGGCTTCAGACTTGGGCGTCCATAACTACATGCAGTTGTGCCGTAAGATCCGGTGCAGCGAATGTCCGAAGGTCCCGCCAACACTGCGGAACCTGACCATCCGACCGACTTGGATCGAGACCGGGGCGTATCAAACCGTGGCATGAAATACGATCTTGTGGATCGAGAAGACCTCTTCGGTGTCAAATTCAAGCTCATTCGCTTCGCCTTCCTCCGGGTTATGCTGCCATAGCCGCGTCACCTTCGAAGACTTCGAGACGAATTTCTTGATGTAGCTCTCTCGGGTGTTCTCCTCATCGGTTGCGATCTGCAGAACGACGTCATCACCCTGGCGCACCGGCTCATGAGGATTGAGCCAGACGGTCTCGCCGGCGACATACCGCGGCTCCATCGATGTCCCATAGACCCGCACCGCATATGCACCCTCGACGCCCTCCAACATTGGCGGCGTGAACACTCTCCCGACTTCCGACCCATTCAGCACGAACCTTCCGTTCGGGCCGCCGATCGTCTGGCCGAGCAGGGGCAGGGAATGGTCGCCGTCGAATGACTGATACCGGGGCGGGAAGCTTGCGTTCGGCTTGGGGCGGGGCTGCAACTGGACAACATTCGTATCCTCGACCGCCGCCGCGCTGCCGTCAGGGCCTTGGCCCCTTCCGCGCATCAGCCAGTCGAGGGAAACCTTGAAGCGGCGCGTATAGAGATCCGCCTCACGAACGATCCCGCGAGTGCCGTTTTCGTGCTGGGTATAGGTGGGATAGGGGACGCCGAGGGATTCAGCCGCTGCCCTTGCGGTCTTAAAGCCAGCGGCCTTCCTTGCAGCCTTCAAGCGCTGCCCGATTTCGATGTCATCTGCCATACGCACGTTTTACCTGAAAGAAATATGCAAGAGGCATTGACACAAAAGAATGCGTAAGGCATTTAATATGCATGACGCACGATCTGACCACACCCCAAAGCATCGCCACCGCCATGGAAACCCTTGGCATGAACCAGCCGCGCTTCGCCGATGCCGTCGGCGTGGACCAGGGCACCGTATCGAAGTGGATCAACGGGAAGGCGAACCCGTCAGGTCCAGTCCGCAAGCTCATTGCCCGACTGGTGAATGAGCATGCAGCCGTCCAGACGGAGGCTGCACAATGAGCGTCTTCAAATTCTACCCCGAGGTTTCGGTGGTCGACGGATCGGTCGACGGTCTGTTCCGTATCGAGACCAACTCGGGCCGGGTGATGGTCGGCGCTCATTTCAAGCATAGGCTTGATGCCGAGCGCTTCGCCAACCGCTGGAACGCCTGCCGCAAGGTCGCCTTCCCAGAGGCCCACATCATGGCGCTTGAAGATTATGCCAAGCGCGTCGAGCAGCTGCGCAAGGATGCGTGGGCGAGAGTGCAGGAGCTGGAAACGGAACTGGCTCAAATGCGGGCCTCCAAGGCGGTGGCAGCATGAACCCCTCCGCCACACTCGAAGCCGCCAAGGCGATCATCTCCACGCCGCGCAACTGGACACAGGAAGCGATAGCCCGCGACCGGTTCGGCGCCGAGGTCAGGCCCGAGGCTGAAACGGCCGAATGCTTCTGCATGGTCGGCGCTGTCCGGCGCGCTGCTGCCAACGACAATGTTGCGGCTGGCATGGCGATCCGTCTTCTGCGGGCGGCATGCGGCTGTGATCCGATGGGGTTCAACGATGCGCATGGTCACAAGGCCGTTCTGAAAATCATGAACAGGGCGATCATGCTGGCGAACTCGGAGCCGGTTCGGTCGGCGCGGGTGGTAGCGGCATGAGCAACGCACTCGAAGCCAAGGCAATCCCGGAAGACATCAAGCGTGACGCTGTGAACGCTCTGCAGGTCGCTAAGAACCGGCGGCACACCATCGCGTCGATCCTTTCGGACGCACTGATCATCGAGGCAATCGAAGAGGCTCTTTGCGCCGAGCGCGGCCGTGTCCAGCGTGATCCGATCATACGAATCCGTCCGCACCTTCGCGACTGCCAGTTCTGCAAGGCAAAGGGATCGGACAGCGAAACTGTCCTCTTCACGGCCGAGACCGACGTCATCGACCAGTTCGAATATGGCTACACGATCCGCTGCACAGGCTGCGGCGTCGAGTTGCACGACGAATACGAGGACGAGGTAATTCGGCTCTGGAACGGCGAAGACAGGCTGGTCGAGGAGGATGGAGAATGATGCATCCCTCATCTTACAGCACGATCCCATTCAACGGCGTCCACTTCATGGAAGTTGATCCCGGCACAGTCATCAAGGACGAGCGCAGCGGTGAATCGGTCACGGTCGAAGACGACACAGCCGCATTCAAGGGGAATGTCTGCTTCTGCACCAAGAAGACCTTGGACGCGATCAGGGCGGCTGTCCCAACGAAAGGCAACGCGTGATGACCCAATTCAACACCGACCTCACCGACGCGCCGCGCGACAAGTCCTTGATCCTGGCGGTGCACAAGAGCCGCAACGTCGTCCGGTCCTACTGGATACCGCCGCGCCACACGGGCAGCGGCAAGATCCTCGAGGGTAATCGCTGGTCTGGCTTCAATCTTGGTGAAGACCCCATCGCATGGGCACCGTGGCCCACCTACGAGCCCGGCGCTGTTGTCCAGCCCATGGCAGTGGATACGGCGGGGATTGAATTTCTTGCCGCCTGTGATGGCGTGGGAGGGATTTAGAATGTCTGGCATTGATCTCGGGGGCATCCTCGTAAACGCATCGATCGTCACCGTTGGGGTCGGCGCTGCCATTTTCATCCTTGGTCACGGCTGTTCATTGATCGGCCGGCGCCTTGCGCACGCTCGGGAGACACAGACCACCGCGCTCATTCCTGAATCGCCTGAGGAAGTTCTGCTGTTCTCCAGCAAGCCGAATTACTCGGCACTGCGGAACCGCACGACCCAGTTGCAGGCCGATGAAACGGCGAGGGCGGGTTGATGGCTGCTTTAGCTCTCACCACCAAAGTCAAACTGGAACTGACGACTGACGACAAGTTGGAGCGCAGGTTCATTGCTGCTTTGAGTGCCGTCTATCCGTCGAGCATGACCGGTTACGAATTGATGCGGGCTATCGGGATGGCAGTCCCTCTCACCCGCGAGGCGGCTTACAGCCAGGCTCTGATGTGCAAGAACCCCGGCGATTTCATCACCTTCTGTAATCTGCGTGTTCGAGTTGATCGCGCCATTCGACCTCATGGCTGGCAGGCCGCGAGGGACGGTGGCTCTGTTGTCGATAAATACCGGTTGGCGCCGGTTTTCTAAAGCGTTTGGCATTCTTTCGCGGCGTCTCTTTCGCCCCTCCGGTCTTGGCGGACATGGAGAAATTCAAAGAGAAAAGTTCGAGTTGTTCGCCGTTCATGTGTCGTCTCCTTCAACAAGATCGAAGGTATCGAAGGGATGGCGAAATGTACGGCAAAAGGTTTTCCGAAAACGGAAAAAAGGTTTCCGAGGTTGAGATGACTAGTATTGCGTTGATTGAAGCAAAGGGCTGGCACGACGAGCTTATGGACCACGAATTTCGTGGCCGTGGCGATCGGGAAAAATCAGTCAGAGGGCGTCTGTCGGACAAGACCGGCATACCAGAGAGCTACCTCTACCGGCTTCAATACAAGACCTCGGAAATGAAGGACGTGGCCGGATCGGCCTATCGCGCCCTGATGCATGCATACGACGAGCTTTGCCGTCGAAATGAAATGGCAGCCGACCGGTACAGGGAGCAACGCCTGAAGGGACGAGGCCCAAATGAAGAGACTCACGAAAAGCCTGCTTCGCAGGATCTGGGAATGGATTCGCCTGATGATTGACAAAAACAGGAGACCGAAATGACGACAGCAACGATCGGGGACAATTCAAAGGCGGAACGGGACCGGCGCGTAACACTCGCGCACTACCACCGCATTGACAGGGATGTGGACGCCCAGGCTGGGCTGTTGGCAGCGAAGAAGAAGGAAAACCGGCTCAACGCAAAGGCGGCCGGCGTCCCTTCATCGCAGCTCGACCACCTGCTGAAGTCGTTCAAGGCCGATGACCAGCAGAAGCCAGTCGATAAGCTGAAGCGCGACATGGAAAATCTGGCCTACCTCGGTCTGATCCCAGACCCGGCCATCAAGGGCGATCTCTTCACCCGCTTGGATCGCGTCGATAACGAGGGCATGATCCGCGCCAAGGGCTTCTTTGCCGGTCTGAACGGCCTCGATCGTGTTTCGAACTACGACGGCGGCAGCGCCGACGACAAGCTCTGGCTTGAATCGTATGACGCCGGAAAGGCCGAATACGACACAGTTCTGCCAGACCTCATGGCGCGCGCGGAAGCGGCGCGGTCCAACGAGGAGCCCGCCAGCGACGGCGACCCTTTCCCGGATGACGATCAGCGCGAAGCCGCCGAATAGTCCCCTCCAGGCCGGTCCAGACCTCCCAAGACGACCGGCCCACCTACCAGACGCGAATGTCTGGATCTCTTTTTCTGCGAGGCTGTCTTGATAGTTTCCCTTTGCCCCTGCTGTGGTTCTCTTGCCGGCGATCTGTCGGAAGTGACGCGCATCAAGCGCGAATTGTCCAAGCGCCAGCAGACGCTGTTCGAAACGCTGCTTCAGGCCGAGCCGGACGGTATCGGCAAGATCGATCTTTCGACGCGGCTGTATGGCGAGAAGATCGGTGCGACCGCCGCCCGCCTGCGGATGCTGCAGGACGATCTTCGCATCGTGCGCCGGAAGATCGAGCGCTTCGGCTACTTCATCCCGCCTCGTCGCCCACACAGCGCGAACTACCGGATTTTACCATTGGAGGAACAGGCGTGAGAGTGATCGCTTTCGACCCGAGCAAGTCCACCGGCTACGCCTTCTGGGACACAAACAAAGACCATTCCTCGATCCGTTGCGGCGTCTTCGAGATGCCGGAAAAGGCCGACCATTACTATACGTCCGATCAGATCGGGATAAAGCTCAAGGCTTTCATCCGGGAACTGTCAGCAGATCCAACCGCAGGGAAGCCAGAGTTCGCCATACTCGAAGAGCAGTCGCTCGCGAAGATAGGCAACACCAGCGCCGACGCGATGATTTACCCGTGGGTCGCAACATCGGCCATCGTCGCCACGCTGGCAAACTTCGGCATACCCTATGCGACGATCCCAAGCGTCACCTGGAGAGGTGCTTTCTTCGGAAAAGGTTTCGAGCCGCCGATTAAAGTTCACAAGCTGAAGAAACCCGATCCCAAGACGGGGAAGACGGAAAAAATCGAACGGCTTTGGAAGGTCGCGTGCGTCACCGAATGCGAGCGGCGCGGCATTGTGATCCCCGGCAACAAGCAAATTGGGCACAACGCGGCCGAAGCTGCCGCCCTCGCGATGTGCGCTCAATCCGACAAAACCAAAATTCATGCAGGCCGATACGAGGCGGCATGGAAGGCCATCCGGAACACCAAGTTCAAATCAGCTGACCTCTTTGAGGGAGCGGCCGCATGAGCAAGCGCAAAGGCACATCCCCCATGTTCATCAATGCCAGCCGGGTGAGGCTCCCCGAGTGCGAGGCAACGGCCGACACCATCGTGCAGATGCTGGTCGAAGGCTATCCAGACGGGTTCAGCCAGAACGAGCGGTGCTGCAAGACAATCGAGCCGAAGCAGGCGAGGGAAGCAGCGTGAGCATCCAGACCAGATCCATTCTCGACGGTCGCTGCATCATCCATGTGGGCGATTGCCTCGATGCCATGCGCCAGATGACGTCCGGCTCGGTCGATTGCGTCGTCACATCGCCACCTTATTGGGGTCTCCGAGACTATGACGTCGATGGCCAGATCGGTCTCGAGCCAACGCTTGGCGAACACCTTGCCGTCATGGTCAACGTCTTCCGCGAGGTCTGGCGCATCCTGAAACCACAAGGCACGCTGTGGCTGAACTACGGTGACTGCTATGCCGCTCATCCGAATGGGAAGTCGGCCGCAGCCTATAAGGCTGACGGATCTGACGATCGCACCTTCAGAGACAAGCCGTTTTCGACCGTCGGCCCGATCCTACAGCCCGACACACGGGGACCGCAGCGGGCTGGCGCAAAGGAAGCCTATCGCGCTGATAGCGGGTTCACGGTTCGACCAGGTGGATACCTGAAACCCAAAGACCTCTGCATGATCCCCAACCGCTTGGCCATCGCCCTGCAGGATGATGGCTGGTGGGTCAGATCGGAAATCGTCTGGCATAAACCAAACCCGATGCCGGAGAGCGTATACGACCGGCCCACAACGGCTCACGAGAAAATCTGGCTGCTGACCAAGGGCGAGAGCTACTTCTACAACCACGAAGCCATCCGCGAGCCCACTACCGGTACCGCCCACGCTCGGAAGCCGGGTCCGAACAGCCGTCAGAACGTCGACCGCGTTCCTCTATCGAGAAAAGGTGAAACCGGCGTCGGCTGGGGAAGGCTCGATCGGATTAACGCCGGTGAAGAAGATAGGGGACGCGATCGGATCTCGAAGGTGGCCGACGAGAGAGATCCATTCCGCAAGTCGAAGCCATCCTTTGCTGCGGCGACTGGCGACCTGGTCGAAACCCGCAATTCCCGCAATGTCTGGACCATCGCGCCAAAGGCTTTCCGGGAATCCCACTTCGCCACGTTCCCGCCGGCGCTTGCCGAGCGCTGCATCAAGGCCGGGACACCCCAGTCGGTCTGCGGATGCTGCGGCGCTGCCTCTGGCTGTGGGCCCATGTGCGAGATGTTCGAACGCGTGCCCGGTACCGTCTTCGATCCGTTCGGCGGCGCTGGCACCGTCTCACTCGTCGCCGAACAGCTTGGGATGCAAAGCATTATGGTCGAGCTCAACCCCGAATATGCAGACATCGCGCAACGGCGAATCCTCTCAGCCATTCGATGCGAACCGATCGAGGAGGGAGAGGCAGCATGAACGCTCACCCCAGAGACATCCGCCGCGAACTCCCCAGTAATGTCGAAGCTGAGCAGGCTTTGCTGGGCGCGGTGCTGGTCAACAACGCCGCTCTCGACGCGATCCCGCCCGCTCTTGAGCCGCGTCATTTCTTCGAACCGCTGCACATGAACATCTTCGACGCGATGAAGGATTTGCAGAAGGCCGGGCGCCTGATCAGCCCTGTAACGGTCAAGGCGTTGATCCCGTCCGACATGATCGAAATGACCGACGAGGTGACCGGCGCGCGCGAGAATAAGCAGCCGTCGCACTATCTGGCCCGTTTGGCGCGAGACGCCGTGAATGTCGGATGGGCGCCGGACTTCGCCCGCACGATCATGGACTGCGCCGCCCGCCGAGCCTGTATCCAGCTTGGCGACAAGATGGACGAGGCGGCCTATTCACTCGATATCGACATCATGGACGAGGTGGACACGCTTCGTGGCCGGTTCGAAGATGTGGTGAGGGCTCTCAACGGGCCAGAGAAGGCCCACACGCTGTCCGACGCTGCCAAGCGGTCATTGGTTGCCACAGCAGACGCCTATCAGGGCAAGGGCCTCTCTGGGGTCGATTACGGCCTGCCATTCCTCATGAACCTCATCGGACCATTGCTGCCGGGCCAGTTGATCATCGTTGGCGGCATGACCAAGCACGGGAAGTCCTCGCTCATCGAGCAGATGGTTGCCGGCGCGGCGATGAACGGGCATCCGGTTTGGGTCAATTCCGGCGAGATGAAAGGCGAAGAGCTGGCCCGTCGATCGCTGGCGCGCCTGACAGACGTAAAGGCATGGCAGCAGGTTCGCGGCAAGGTCAGCGACACCGAATATGCCAGCCTCGAGAGAGCTCAGCGAAGGGCTGAATCATGGCAGGACCTGGTGTTCATCCGCGATGACACCATGACGCTCCGGCAGATCGAGCGGGAGCTAGGCGATTTCTCCAAGCACCACAAAAACGGGATGGCCGTAGTCGATCACGTCGGCCTTGTCGAGAAGGATGCCACTCAGTCCCGCACCAACGATGCAGAGTTTTCATCGGTCGTCACGCGCCGGCTGAAGGTTCTCGCCGGGAATAACCAAATCCCGATGGTGGCGGCTGCCCAGCTCAAAAAGAACATCTTCGAAATCACAGACAGGACGATCAACCGCAAGACCTACATGAAAGTCATCGGCCGCCGTCCGAAGGCAGCGGACATCTTCGGATCCTGCGAAAAGGATGCCGATCACGTCATCGCACCGTTCCGCGCAGAAGCGGTCATGGACGAGAACGAACCCGCCGAAATCGATGATCTGCATCCGATCTGGGAGGAAATCTCCCGCGATGTTCGGGATAGGGCTGAAATCGTCCTCGCGTTGTCTCGCCATACAAAGTGGCCGGTGCGCCGCCAGGTCGGATGGAACGGCGGCCGAACGATGTTCACCGATCTGAACGTCAACAATCAGACGAGGATGGACCTCTGATGAACATCGACCCGACACCTGAAGAGCGCCGCGCGATCGAGACCTTGAAGCGCCTGGCTAAGCGCTGGCCTAAAAGCCTTTGGCTGTTCTCCGGTTCTGGCAGCCTTTGCGTCATGCGCGCTCTACAGGATGGCTCACGCGCCCATGTTCCTGATGGCGGCATGGACCCGGATTACTGCCTCGCGACAATCGATATCTCGAATGATGGAGGCGACTGGTGATCGCTGCCCTCTACGTCCAGAAGAACGGCTCCTACTACGGCCTTGATGGTGTCGACCCATGGGACGAGGAGCGCGATGCGCGCCAGTATGCCGGCCCGTGGCCAGTGGTTGCGCACCCGCCTTGCCAACGCTGGGGAAAGATGTGGTTCGGCCAGCCTCTGACCGTCAAGCTCACCGGAGAGCGCAAGCAGCTCGGCGACGATGGCGGATGCTTCAAGGCCGCCCTTGATGCCGCCCGGACCTATGGCGGGGTGATCGAACACCCTTGGGGATCGCTGGCCTGGCCTCATTTCGACCTCAATACCCCAGAGCGCGCCGGCGGCTGGATCATGGCCGACTATTACGGCGGCTGGACGTGCTGTGTCGAGCAGGGCCGCTATGGGCACTATGCCCGCAAGCCGACCCTGATCCTCGCCTACGGCATTGATGATCTTCCATCGCTGGAGTGGGGATATCGCGATCCAACGTTCGACCCTGCCGTAGTCGCCCGTATGGGCCTCAAGCGCGCTAAGCGCCTCGGCGAAGTTGGCGCCCGCGGCGGCGGCACGGACAGTTCCCCGAGGATCGGGACGCCCGAGCCCTTCCGCAAACTTCTCATTTCCATGGCGCGCGCTGCGCAACGGCCCAAATCACTGGAGGCAGCCGAATGAACGAGTACTCAGGATACACGGTCCCGGTGATCGGCGGCCATTGGGCCATGCTCCGCTTCGCCAAAGACGGCCAGCCGAAGCCCATCATGGGCCGGGGCGAGAAGCCAGTCGTATTCCCGACTGAGCTTGAAGCCACCAAGGCGGTGCTGAAGGCGACGTTTGCATATTTCAACGGGGATTACAGACGCGCCGGTGATCGCTGCCAGGCGGCCAAGAGCGCGGCGGATAAGCTGTTTGTTGGCGGCGGCCGGGTTGTTGCGGTCGAGCGGAGGAGTGCAGGGGCATGAAAAAGTACGCCACCATCCACTTCGCTTGCAATGACGGGCGTGACGGCTCATTCGCAGGAAAGGTCTGTGCCGCTTCCTATGCCGGGAACGATCTCGAAACGAATGGCATGGTCGAGTTCAAATTTACCGCCGGTGACGACTTCATTCGCGTCAACCGCCGGGATTTCAAGATCATCGGCCGGAGCTATTGGGTCGGAAATTGGAGCTGGGATGCATTTCGCATGACGCGCGGCGAGGCAAAGAAGCTTCTCGGACATCTCCGCAAAAACGGCTGGCAGTGCACCGCTGGCAGCGTCCATTTTGGAAACTGGTGGGATAAGGGAGCAGCGGCATGACCATGATGTGGATTACAGCAGAGCCAACCACGTCCCCCAGCGCGGCGCATGCCATCCGGCAGAGGCTGATGAATCCGCCGGGCGCAAAAGCCGTGTTGCAGATCACCGAGATCAAACAGACAGAACCGCTAAAGGCAGTATATCCCGTCAGGATGGACGCAGACGCGCATGTGCGGACTTGGCGACATCATCTGACCACCAAAAGCTCAAGCACGCGTGCGGTCGATTACATCAAAGCCAGATGCCATCAAATGGGCGTTTCATATGAGGAAATCGTGGGCGTCAGCCGGTTGAGGAAAATCGTAGAGCCTCGGCAGCAGCTTATGTGTGAGGTCCGCGCCAAATATCCACTGATGTCCCTGCCTCAGATGGGAAACCTCTTCGGCGGTCGCGACCACACCACCATCCACGCCGCGCTGACCAAGCATGGCCATGTGTCGTCTTCGCGGGGAGTTGTCACGCCGGAGATGGCCGCAGAAATGAAACAGATGTTTGCGAGCGGGATGATGAAGCGATTCATCGCCGACAAGCTGGGCGTCTCGGCGACAACGGTGACCGCCCATGTTGATCCTGATCTTCATGCCAGGCAGATGTCGGCAAACCGGGATCGAGTGCGCGCGGCGCGGAAACGGAAGAGGGCGGAGCGCAAATGACAGACCCCCGCGACCAATACCCCGATGCGATGGAAATCCTTGACGAGTTCGGCATCGAGGTCGTCCCCAAGAACGTTGTGCCCAAGCATGGCCAGACAAGGGCCGTGGCGTCCGTTGACCGCATCCGACGCCGCTATGGTGCCGACCATGGCCGCTTCGTCCTGATGACGCTTGTGGAGACGGCAAACAACAATACGGCGCTGGACGAGACGGGCCTATGGGCCACCAGCGACGTAATTCTCGCATTCAGGAAGAACTACCCGGACCTGATGGAGAACGATGTAGACAGGTTCCTGTCGTTCTTCGATCGCGTCCCAGTCGGCAGACTGCAGCTTTTCTGCTATGGACTGGACGGCATAACGAACAAGCGTGCGGCCCTCGTTGGCCTCATATGGGAACGGGCCAGTCGAGTATTCCGTAAGGGCCAAATGGAACTCCTTGACGATAGAAGGATGTCGGCATGATCACAGGCAGGGACATAGGCGAGCGCTTCATTCGATCGGTCCAGATCATCGAGAAGCTGTATTCGGTCGGGCCGTCGCAAGGCGGATCGGCGTGGGTCGAGGTGCCATATACCCAGGCAGACAAGAACGGCTGGGGATCAGAGCGGCTGGCCGCCGAGCGTCAGGCGTTCTGGAACTCGATCAACCGAGCGCCCAAGCCGTGGGAAATTACCGAGGCAGAAGAGACGCAAAGCTGGCTGGAGTTTGTGCCTTCCGAGGCCGAGCGGCTTTGCCTCGTCTCATGGGCAAGATGCATGGCTCTTGGGCAGTTCTTCAAGGATTGGTGCAAGCGACAGGGCATCCACCCAGAGACAGGCCGGAGGCGGAAAGAGCGGGCAGTCTTACGTATTTTGTTAGCAAAGCAAGGCAAGCCATTGCAGCATAACGAAAACATCGTTTTATCCCTGTTGCCTGACACCCCCGAATTAGGCCATAAATGTTCCATCATCGGAGAAGTAGACGAAACGCACTGGAGGGCCGAAACGGCCAAGCCACTCGCCTGCTACTTCGACACGGACTTGAACGGCCTTGATTGGTCGGACGCACAAAATCAGCGCCGCAGGGAACGCGAAGCAAAGAAGCGGAACCACGCGGCATAATTCAGCGGGCAGGGCAAACGGCAAGCCGCCGGTCTCATAAACCGGAAGCACTCGGTTCAATTCCGGGGCCCGCAACCAGACCAGGAAGGCGGACAGTTGTTCGTGAAGATCGGGGTTTGAGCCCGGTCGTTCCTTCCTGAGCATTTTCACAGGCCCTTTGCCGAGGCTGAGTTAAATATCGGTGATCCAATCAGCCCGTCAGCTTCACCGCTGGCGGGTTTTGCAATTTCCACCAGCCCGAAAGGAAACAGCATGCGCTACTATCGCCTGTTCGACATTCTTGCCGCCGTCGCAGCAGTACTCGTCTCGTTCACGCTCGCCTTTGTCCGCTACGGCGTCGGCCACACCTGGCACTCGCTCCGCAGCCTCGGCATCACCGCCTATCGCAAGATCGCCGATCTCCGGCCGGTCTACCGCGAGAGCTATGACAGCCACGGCCTGTCGCTCGAACCCGATCGAATGCGAACCTAACCCCGCAGTCCTGAAATGGAGAGCCGGGCTTAAACGCCCGGTTCGCCGATGTCCCGCTCTGTGCCCTCTGGTGAGAGTAGAGATCGAGACATCCATAGAAAATTCATATCGCGAAATGCCGATGGTTCACCGGCCAGAAGAAAATATTTTGCGCAGAATGACGGCTGATATCTTTGGGAATAAAGCAAAACCCACGATGATTATGCCGAACATCGCCATTGCAGCCATTCCCTTGTTCTCGATGAAAAGCGCAAGAAAGTGGTACAGGGCCAGCGCTAACATGGTTGGAACCATGAATATGGCGCACCCAACCAGCGTACCGAGCACAGGGCCCAGGATATTATCGGTCCAATTAGGTTTCATATCTTTGCCCAAAGGTTGATCGATGCCAGTCCTGAAAAACGCCCGGCACGAGAAGATGGCTCAAGCCCTCTCGAAAGGGAAGACGGCAGACGAGGCATATGTCGCGGCCGGGTTCAAGGCCAATCGGGGCAACGCGGCCCGCTTGAATGCAAATGAAAGCATTAGAGCCAGAGTTGATGAGTTGCTGACCAGAGTGGCCGAGAAAGCCGAATGGACGGCCGCTGACAGGCTTCGTGACCTCAAGACTATATTCGATGCCTCAGCCAAGGAAGACCGCCGTACGGCCATTGCTGCCATCGCAGAGGCGAACAAGATGCAGGGCAGTTATGCGCCGACCAAGCAGGAGCATACCGGCAGAGGTGGCGGCCCCATCCAGACCGTGGACCTGACCAACGTATCGGAAGAACAGCTCAATGCACTCGAAGCCATCTTTGGCCCGCTTGCCACCGGCAGCGGAGATGATGAAGGCGATACGGGCGGAGAGGGCTCGGAGAGCGGCAGCCCTTGAGAGGGAGCGGGTCGCCAAGGATGCGGAGCGCATACGGGCGCGCTGCCAGACCTTGGCTGGCTTCGTTCGTGAAGCATGGCATGTGGTCGAGCCGAACTCGACCTTTGTGCATGGCTGGCATCTGGACGCGATCTGCGACCATCTGGAAGCGGTAACCGATGGCCGGATCAACCGGCTGCTGATCAATGTGCCGCCGGGCACGATGAAGTCGCTGCTTACGTCGGTATTATGGCCTGCGTGGGAATGGGGGCCAATGGGGCGCCCGTCGCTCCGGTACCTGACAACCAGCTACGCCGAGAAATACGTCAAGCGCGATAGTCGCCGCATGCGTGACCTGGTGCAGTCCGAATGGTATCGGGCGCTGTGGCCGGAAGTCGATCTTGTCCGGGCGGGGGAAAGCTCGTTCGCCAACACCAAGACGGGTTTTCGCGAGGGTGTTCCCTTCGCCAGCCTCACCGGTGGTCGTGGCGATCGGGTGATTATCGATGACCCGCATTCGACCGAGACGGCGGAATCAGAAACCGAGCGGAACAATACGTCCCGCATCTTTCGTGAAAGCGTTCCGACCCGGCTGAACGATCCGATCAACTCAGCGATCATCGTCATCATGCAGCGATTGCATGAGGGGGATGTGTCCGGGGAAATCATCAAGCTGGGCCTCGGCTACACGCACCTGATGTTGCCCATGGAGTTCGAACCGGACAGGGCTTGCGCTACGGGCATCGGGTTCAGTGACCCGCGTACGGAAGAGGGCGAACTGCTCTTCCCGGCCCGCTTCCCTCGGGATGTGGTTGAACGGGATAAGGTGCCGATGGGCTCCTATGCTGTTGCTGGTCAGTTCCAGCAGCGGCCGGCGCCTCGATCCGGTGGCATGTTCCAGCGGGGCGACTTCGAGATTGTCGATGCCGTGCCAGCGGGCGCTATGCGGTGCAGGGCGTGGGACTTCGCGGCAACGCAGCCGAAGAAGGGCAAGCAGCCTGACTGGACTGTGGGGCTCAAGATGGCCTTCCACGCTGGCACCTTCTACGTCGAGAACGTCATTCGCGATCGGTGGTCGCCTGCTGATGTGGAGAAGAACCTGAAAGCCACAGCAAGCCAAGACGGGCTTGAGGTGCGCATCAGGATGCCGGAAGACCCAGGCGCCGCCGGTAAGTCCGATGCGGCCACCAAGGTCAAGCTGCTGGTCGGCTATGACGTCAAGACCATACGGCCCACCGGTGAGAAATCGGTTCGGGCCAAACCTGCATCGGCTCAGGCTGAGGCGGGGAATGTCAAACTTATCCGCGGTCGATGGAACGACACCTTCCTTGATGAGGTGTGTTCGTTCCCCAACGCTCAACACGATGACCAGGTTGACGCCTTCGCCGATGCTCTGAATGAGCTGGCGCTGGGCTCGACCTTCACACTCGACAACATCTGAGGACCGCGATGATCAACGACAGCCTGACCAGCCTCGTGTCCCGCATGGGCACCGAGCGGGATAAGGCCGCCACGGTCTTCTACACGCACCCGACGATGACGGACGAGCAGGCGCTTGCCGCCTATCGGGGTTCATGGCTGCCGCGCAAGATCGTTGACATTCCGGCGCTGGACAGCTGCCGCAAGTGGCGCGATTGGCAGGCGAAGAACGATCAGATCGAACTGATCGAAGCGGAGGAGAACCGGCTTAACGTCAAGGGCAAGATACTCGAAGCCCTGACAAAGGCTCGACTGTTCGGTGGCGCTGCCATCTTCATCGGTACCGGCGATGCAAACCCGGAAAAGCCGATCGATCCGGAGCGTCTGGGCAAGACTGGCCTGAAATACCTGACGGTGCTCTCCAGGCGCGACATGACCGCAGGCCCGATCGAGCAGGACGTCACCAGCGAGTATCATGGGAAGCCCTCCTATTACGAGGTGACAGGATCCAGCGCCCTGCAGATGGTGCGTATCCACCCGTCGCGCTTGGTCATCTTCGTGGGCGCCCGTCAGCCGGATAGTCTGATGACGGCCGGGCTGCTGGAAGGCTGGGGCGATAGCGTCCTGACCGCCACGCTGGATGCCATCAAGAATGCCGACAGCACGGCAGGAAACATCGCCTCGCTGGTCTTCGAAGCCAAGGTCGATATCATCCGCCTGCCGAACTTCATGGCCTCGCTGGGCAATGCTGAGTACCGGGCCAAAATCCTTGAGCGCTATACGCTTGCCAATATGTCCAAGGGCATCAACGGCACGCTCATGCTCGACAAGGAAGAGGAATACGAGACCAAGACCGCCCAGATGGCAGGCCTGACCGACATCCTCATGGCCTTCATGCAGATCGTGTCCGGCGCGGCCGATATCCCGGTCACACGCCTCCTGGGCCAGTCGCCTGCCGGTATGAATGCCACCGGCGCCAGCGACATGAAGAACTATCACGACCGCATCCAGTCCATCCAGCAGCTCGAAATGACGCCTGCAATGCACAAGATGGATGAATGCCTGATCCGGTCGGCTCTCGGCTCGCGCCCGCCTGAGGTCTATTACGCCTGGTCGCCGCTTGAGCAGATGAGCGAGAAGGAACGGGCTGACATCTTCAAGCTCACGGCCGACGCGGCCCGCCAGCTTGTCGGCTCGGGCACGGGGCAGGAGATCATTGCCCGCGATGCTGTATCCCGCGCTCTGGTCAATCGCCTGGTTGAGGATGGCGTTCTGCCCGGTCTGGAAGACGCTGTGGATGAGTTCGGCGAGATCGGCGAGCAAGAGCCCTCGGAAGAGGAACTGGTCGCCGCTGCCGCAGCCAATCAGAACACGCCCGCAGAGCCCCAGAGATTGGCAGCAAACGACGCCGCGCCTCGCACGCTCTATGTGCGCCGGGATGTGCTGAACGCCGCTGAGATCGTCAATTGGGCGGAAGAGCAGGGGTTCGCCGATATCGTGCCTGACCTGCACGTGACCATCACCTACAGCCGCGATCCGGTTGACTGGATGAAGATGGGCGACAACTGGTCGGACAACGGCAAGGGCGGCTTGACCATCCCCGCCGGCGGCCCGCGCATGATGGATGCGTTCGGCGATAATGGCGAGGCCAAGGTGCTGCTGTTTGCCTCAAGCTCGCTGTCGTGGCGTCATGAGGACATGAAGCGCAACGGTGCGTCTTCGGACCATGCCGAGTACCAGCCGCACATCACCATCAGCTATGCGGCCGATGGGCCTGACATGGCCAAGGTCGAGCCGTTCAGAGGCAAGATCGAGCTGGGCCCTGAGATATTCGAAGAGCTGCGCGAGGATTGACCATGAAGCGTTATGTGACGACCGGCGGCATGTTCTTCACCGACCTTGGGCAAGGATCGACTGCGGAAGTGGTGATTGAGCAGGAGCGGCTGGTCCGCAAGACCGGGATCCTCGATGCCAGCGGAAACGCGATCTATTCCATTGATGAGACTGCGCCTGTCGGCTTCGTCCATCTCTCGGAACGGGCGAAATAGGCAGGAGCCGACCATGAATTTCACGGACGCTGTAACCGTCGCGGGGACGCGCCGGAGGGATGACGGCTATCTGGTCGCCGACGCCCGGATCGCGCGCACTGGCATCCAGACATACCTTGGATCGGAGGTCGGCAAGCCGGACATGAGCACAGTAAAGGTCTATCGACCCGGCTCGGAGGTCTTTGCAGATGACACGATGAAGAGTGCCGCGCATCGGCCGGTCACCAATGACCACCCGCCGGAGTTGGTCACCTCGGATAACTGGAAGACATATGCCGTTGGCCAGACCAGCGACGAAATCACGGGCGAGGGCATCTTCATCCGTGTTCCGCTCATGGTCAGTGACGAGGCGACCATCAAGGACATAGAGGCAGGCAAGCAGGAGCTTTCTGCCGGGTACACCTGCGATCTCGATTTCACCGCAGGCCAGACGCCCACAGGCGAGGCCTACGACGCCATTCAGAAGAATATCCGCATAAACCATGTCGCCGTTGTGCGGGCTGGTCGTGCGGGTTCGAAAGTCCGCATCGGTGACGGCGCGGCTCCTTGGGGTATTGCCCCGCTCACCAGTGATCAGAAACCGAAAGAGGAAAAGATCATGACCCTGAAGACGGTTACCGTCGATGGCATCCCGGTTGAAGTAACCGACCAGGGTGCGATCGTCATCACCACGCTGCAGACCCGGCTTGCCGATGCTGTCGCCAAGCTCACCGCCACCGAGACGTCACACCAGACGGCAATGGCCGCCAAGGACGCCGAGATCGCCAAGAAGGACGCTGCCCTCGACGCTGCGAACGCCAAGGTTCTGTCCGACGCCGATCTCGACAAGAAGGTGCAGGCTCGCGCAGACCTGATTGCGGTCGCCAAGACCATCGCCAAGGGCGTCAAGACCGAAGGCCTGACGGACGCCGGCATTCGTAAGGCTGTTGTCGTCGCCAAGATCGGTGACGCCGCCGTGGCTGGCAAGGCCGACGCCTACATTGACGCTCGCTTTGACATCCTCGTGGATGATGCAGCCAAGGGCGCCGCCGATCCGTTCGCCGCTATCGTCAAGGACGGCATCAAGTCGGTCAATGACGGCAGCACATCCGATGTCGCACACAAGGCCATGACCGATCACATGACGTCGGCATGGCAGACGAAGGGAGCCGCATAATGCCTTCTGTTCAGAATACCTACGCCGCCGTCCACGCCCGCTGGGTTGAGGGCATGGTTCTCAACATGGAGCCGAATGTCATCGTCACCCGCGTTGCGGAAGACGTCGAGGGCATCGGCTTCGGCAAGGTCGGCGTGCAGGGCACCGCTGACAATCAGGTCGTGGATTCCGAAGCCACGGTCAAGTTCACCGGCATCGCCGTGCTCGACACGACGCAGCCCACCGGGAAGTACGAGCAGTACTCGAATGTCGCCCTGATGAAAAAGGGTGTCATCGTCGTGCAGGCCTCGGTAGCGGTCGCCGTCGGTGATGCCGTCTACTACGTCCCGGCCACCGGCGTTCTCACGAACTCGGCTTCCGGCAACACCCTCATCGCGGGCGCTCAGTGGGATACCAGCACAGCTGGTGCTGCCCTCGCTGCGCTGCGCCTCGGCTAACAGGAGCGACCTCTATGAACATGCATCTCAACGACGCTCAGCAGGTCGCGATGAGCTTTCTCATCCGCCAGGCCACGCTGATCGAGCCCACGGTCTATGCGATCCGGTATCAGGACATCCAGTATGCCCAGTTGATCCCGGTCGATACTTCGGCGCCGGAATGGATTCAGTCCGTCACCTACTTCTCCATGGATGCCGTCGGTCAGGCACAGTGGTTCAACGGCAATGCCCAGGACGTCCCGAAGGTCGAACTGACCCGCGAGAAGTTCGAAACCACGGTCAGCATGGCCGCGCTCGGCTATGGGTACAATCTCGAGGAACTGGGCACCGCTCAGCTTCTCGGCATGAACCTGTCGTCCGACAAGGCATCGTCCGCCCGCCGCATCGCCGAAGAGAAGATCGACAGCGTTGCATTCGTCGGTGACGCAACGAAGGGCTACACGGGCCTTGTCAACTCGCCCACCCCGACCGCGACGACCGCACCGGCCGATGGTACCGGCTCCGCCACGACCTTCGCCAGCAAGACGCCTGACCAGGTGCTTCGCGACATCAACGGCCAGCTCACCGGCATCTTCACCGGCACGCTGGGCGCGGAGATCGCCGACACCATCCTCCTGCCGTACACCGTGCTGCTGGACCTCTCCACGCGCCGTATCGATGCTGTCAACCAGACGACCATTCTCGAATGGATCGAACGGAACAACATCTATACCCGCACAACGGGCCAAGCGCTCACGATCCGCGGCGTCTTCGGCTACCTTGACACTGCCGGCGCCGGTAGCACCAAGCGCATGGTCGCCTATCGCCGTTCGCCGGAAGTGCTGAAGATGCACATCCCCATGCCGTTCAAGTTCCTGCCGGCATGGCAGACCGGCCCGATCCGCTTCGACGTTCCCGGCATCTTCCGCGTTGGCGGTGTCGATATCCGCCGTCCGAAGTCGGTTCGTTACCTGGATGGGATTTGATCCATGAAAGTCACCAACATCTCCAAAGGCCCGCGCGGCATCAACGCCAAGTCCGGCCCGGTTCTTGTTGAGCCGGGCGAGACCGTGGAAGTCGAATTGTCCGAAGCCGAACTGAAGGTCTCGAAAGGGACCGAATGGTTCGAGTTCGGCAAGTCGGCCGACGACCGGAAGTAACGAATGACCCCGGCGGGCAACTGCCGGGCTCACCACCTCATTGGAGAATGACATGGCTGGATATGGCAACAACGATGGCTTTATCGCCTATGCCGAGGCTGCCGGCTATGTCATTCCCGATGGCACCCAGGAGACAGCCATCACGGCGGCCCGTCAGCGCGGCTCGCTGGTGATCGACCGGTACGAGCGGTTCTTCTCGGGGACGCGCACCGGCGGCTTTGCTCAGGAGAGGGCGTGGCCGCGCACCGGCGCATCCACATATTACGGCGAGGCGATCGGCGCGGAAATCCCAGCAGCCATCGTGAATGCCTCCTATGAGGCGGCATTCCTCGAACTGACCAATCCGGGCAGCCTGTCACCGGTGGTGACTGGATCCGCAACGGTGAAGCGCGAGAAGATCGGACAGCTCGAAGTCGAGTACTCGACATCTTCGTCGACGAACATTGCCGATCTGGTTGCCATGGCAACGCCTGTCGTAACCACCATCGAGGGGCTGCTCTGGCCGTTCCTCATCCCGATCCTGCCCGCGATCCTGTGTGTCTGATGGCAAACCCGCTCTATGCCCGCATGCAGGCGACTGCACAGCGGCTTATCGCGAAAAACGGCCAAGCTGGCACCGTGACGCGCATTGCCCCACCAGACCCGGTGAACGGCGGCGATCCGGTCGAAACCGCATATCCGGCCATTCTGGTGCCGATGAGCTACGCACAGAAATACATCGATGGCACGAACATCACGACGGCCGATCGGGAAATCTACATATCGTCTGTTGGGCTCTCTATCGAACCGGTACCAGGCGACATCGTCACCGCTGGCGGCAAGAAATTTCACATTGTTGCCGGGGATCCAAACAACTACGATGGCATCACGAACGTGGTTTTCATTTGCCAGGGAAGGATTGCGAGCTAGGGCGCAAGGGCATATCCTGTCGGCAATGGAGAGCGAAATGAACAACGACCTTTGCCTCGTCCCCGGCGCCATCGATCAATATATCCCTCGGGCAACGTTTGAACTTCTGTATCCCGGCGAAACTCCGGCCGCGACGATGCCAGCGAAACCTTCCGAGCAGCGGCCCATCACTGGATCCCCTGCGGAAGGGGAACGCATCAATGAGAAATCGGATGCGGACGCGAGGGAACGGCGCGCTGTCGTTGATCGATGGTTCAAGACCGATTTCTGACGGCACTACCGCAAATACGCTGACATCTCAGGCTCGCTTCGGCGGGCCTTTTTCATGGAAGGAAGAGCAATGAAGATCACCTTCACCAAGCCCTACACGAAATACGCCGTCGGCGATTCCGATGATTTCCATGCGGTCGAAGGCGGCGCGCTTGTCGCTCTCGGTCTGGCCGAAGAAGTCAAGGATGAAGCCCCGGCGCCGAAGAAGGGCAAAGAGCAGGTGACGGAATGAACGCCACTTGGTTTAAGGTGCCCGAACCAGAGCATCCGGTGGACATCGACAGTGTCACTGTGACCCACATGGACGGGTCTCCGGTGGTTTTCGAGCCCGGCCCGACAGATCGGCTGTGGTTCTGCGGCAAGTATCCGGCTGGTGAGCATGTCGTGACGCTATCCAATGGCCAGACGGCTGTTGTGGCATTCGAAGAGGTGGCTAAATGAACCGGCGCTCGTTCTTCGGCTTTGCCTGCGGCGGGATCGTCGCTGCTCCCGCTGCTGTTCTGATGGGCGAGAAGGTTCTCGACTATGCGGACGGCCGGTTAGCTGTCACAGGCGATAGGCCACAGGTTTCGGTCATGGTCACTGTAGACAGGGATGGGGAGTGGTTGGCTAAAGCCACTGCCAATTCTGCGGCAAAGGCCGCCGAGCATGAAAGCATGATGGCTGAAATCCGCCGCGAGAATTCGCGCAATCGTGAAGCAGCGATGAAGCATTATTCGTCGCGTAAGGGCTGACCATTGGCCACCCTTCGCCAGCAGCTTAACGAGCTGATCGACAAGCTTTCCCCAGACATGGAGAAAGCCTTCCTCGAAGCCATCGCCGATATCAAATCGGAGATCGTGCTGAAAGAGGTTGTGGAGCGTCTGGAGCGCCGGGATATCGCTGGGGCTATCGAAGCTCTACACATCGACCCGGCTGCGTTCCGGCCTCTGTCGGAGGCGATCCGGCAGGCTTTCAATTCCGGGGGCGTTCTGACCACCGGCCGCATGCCGCGGCTGACCGATCCGATGGGTGGACGTGTCGTCTTCCGGTGGGACGTTCAGAACCAAGCAGCCGAAGCGATGATCCGCGATCTGTCATCGGCGCTGATCACCAGTATCGAGGACGATACCCGGAAAATGGTTCGGGAGAAGATGGAAGCGGGCTTTGCCAAAGGGCAGGGGCCGAACACCATTGCTCTGGATATCGCGGGCAGGGTGTCCAAGGTCACAGGCAAGCGCGAGGGCGGTTTGCTGGGGGTGACGCTCAATCTATCCCGCACGGTAGAGAATGCCCGCACGGCGCTATCCTCGGGCGATATCGAGGGCATGAAGCATTACCTGACGCTCGGTCGCCGTGATAAGCGGTTCGATGCGCAGGTCAGGAAGGCCATCGCCGCTGGCAAGCCGCTCAATCAGGAGACGGTCGCTAAGATCACCGGCCGGCTCACCGATCGGTATGTCCAGCTGCGCGCCGAGACAATCGCCCGCACAGAAACCATGACGTCGGTCATGTCGGCAAAGCATGAGGCCTTTCTGCAGGCGCTGGCCAAATCGAACCGTGACGCAACGCTGGTGACGCGGAAGTGGCGCAGCGCAGGCGACCGGAAGGTGAGGCACACGCACATGATCCTCAACGGCCAAGAGGTTCGCGGCATGGACTTGGCATTTCAATCGCCATCAGGCGCGATGCTCCGCTACCCGGGCGATACCAGCCTCGGCGCTGGGCCGGGTGAGATCATCGCCTGCCGGTGTGACGTGGAATACAATTTCGACTTTGCCGAAGCGTTCGCGCGCTCGCGGGGTCGTTGATGTCCTTCGCCGCTCAAGTCTCCGAGTGGTGCCGGCAGGTCGAGGGCGCGGCGGAAGCCGTTTTCCAGACGGCAGCTCAGGCTGTTGCGAACGAAGTTCGTGAGCCGCTTGCGTCAGGCGGACGGATGCCAATTGATACCGGCAACCTGCGTCGCTCACTGATGGCGTCGACGTCTGCCATGCCGACGATCAAGCCCGATCAGGAGACATTCTCCGATAGTGGCTTGGAACTGGTGATAGCCGGCGCCGAGCTTGGCTCGACGGTCTATCTCGGATTTCAGGCTGCCTATGCGGCTCGCATGAACTTCGGCTTCGTGGGTGAGGACAGTTTGGGCCGGGTCTACAATCAGACGGGATATGGCTTCGTTGACGCGGTAGCGCAGCGCTGGCCTCAGATCGTCGCGGCGGCTGAGGCTACGGTTCGCGGGCGGTTTGAAAGCTGAGCGGGTCCGAACCCTCGGTCATGATCAACAAGGCCTTTTGCAAGATATCCAGATCACGAAGGGCGGCCCCGAGCACTTGGCGGCCGTTCTCGCTACGCACCACCTTGCCGCTTAACAGCAGCACGGCTTCGTGCAGGAGGTCATGAACCTCAATGTCGGACAGCGGTCTATCGGCCATAAGCCAGAGGTATCAACAATGAGCCATGCTGAAAAGAGGGTGAGCCGGGCAATTGCTGCGATGGTTGATGCCGGGGGCTTTGTCGTCAGTTGGCCGGATGGCCGGCGCGTCGTGTCGGTGCCCCGTTATCTCCCTACGGAACTTCGCATCTTGACGGCTGAAGAAGTCCATGGCTGACACGCCAGAAAAGACCATCTTCCAAGCGATCATGCTTCGGATGCAGGCTTTGCCGCTTCCAACAGGCATGACGCTGGCCTCGAATGTCGCGCTGCCGGGCGTCTCGTTCGCCCCGTCGACCACTACGAAGTTCATCAGCTTCGAGATCCATTTCAACCGCCCGATCGAGACGGACCTGTCTCTTGAGATGGACCCGATCAGGCAAGGCTTTATTCGCGGCAATGTCATGTGGCCGAAATCCTTCGCCCAGGTAGATGCCGTCGATCTCGCCGGAAACATCCGCTCGCACTTCAAGCGAGGCACCAAGCTCTATCAGAACAGCGTGCAGGTACGGTTCGACCAGGATCCAGAAGTCGGCGTCCTGATGATCGGCACCACGCATCTCACCGTGCCAGTGACGGCCTTCTGGCGGTCATTCCCGCAAGCTCCGGCCTGATTGGCCTGCCTCAAGCGCCTTCGGCAAGCGCAATCAGACCCACCCTGAAAGGAAACTCCCATGGCTAATCAACTCTTTCCGGTTGCTGGCTCGCATTTTGATATAGGCGCAGCCGTAAACGTTGTTCCCGATGACGAGGACATTGATGTCACAGATTTTGCTTCTGTCTCTTGGACAGAGGTGAAAGGCTGGCAGACAATGGGCTCGGTCGGTGACGCAAAGGCGCTGATCACGGAATCCATCATCAATAGCGGGCGCGATCTCAAGGCGGCCGGGACCAAAAACGCAGGGTCGATGCAGAACAGCTTCATCGTTCAGCCTACCGATGTTGGCCAGATCGCGATGATCGCCGCGTCCGAGACGCCATATAACTATCCGTTCCGTATCCGCATGGATGACGCGCCGCCGGCGAAGACCTCGGTTGTCACTGTCACCATCGCTGCACCAGGTGTCTTCTCGTGGACTGGTCACGGCCTTGCCAATGGCATGCCGATCAAATTCAGCACGACCGGCGCGCTGCCCACTGGCCTCACGGCAGGAACGACCTACTACGTTGTCGGAGCCGCAACTGACAGCTTCAGCGTCTCAGCAACCGCTGGCGGCTCGGCAATTGCCACCACCGGCACTCAGTCGGGCGTGCATACGGCGCTGACCGTCCCGACAGGAACGATCAAGCTGTTTTATGGCATTGTGATGAGTGCTCAGGAACAGGGCGGCGGCGCGAATACCGCTCGGCTGTTCCAGTCCACGGTGGAAATCAACAGCGCGATCGTGAACGTCTCAGCCCTCGGCTAAACCAGATGGCCCCATCGCTCGCCTGAGTGGATGCGGCTTATCTGGATACGGCCAACACCAAATAGTTCGGCAATCTCCCTCTGAAACATAGTGCCTTTCAGTTGGCGAATTTGCCGGACTTGATCCTCTGTCAGCTTCACCAGCGGGTGGCGCTCTCCCTTGCGGTGAGTGCCATGGTCGATTTTTTCAAGTTCGTTCTCGCTGTGGGTGGCCCAATGGAGATGATCGGGAGCACAGCATCCTTCGTGACCCTTGCCACACGAGTGCGCGGCTTCATGCTCTGGTGACGGTGCAGGACCGTGAACGGATTCGCAGATGACGCGCGTTACCAGTTGCATCTTTCCATCCTGCTGGACGGTGCCATAGCCAACGCCGTTGTCGGAAAAGGGCCAAGTCAAACAGCCATCTCCCCGATAGGGTATCGCTACCTCGTTGATGAACCGAAGGGTTGATCCTAACGCCGTTCCGCCTGCCATCGGATCGCCGTACTTCTTGAAGCGCCAGAAATGGCCGCCGCAAAGGCTTTTCTTATGGGACTGCTTCCCGCAATCGACAATTAGGCAGATCGGCGAATTACGCTTCGGCTCTCTCAACGGATCGCCGTGCTTCTTCCATCGCTGCCAATGCAGAGAACACCATCCGCGCCCTACAGCGCGCTTGTCACAATTATCAATCGAGCATAGACGAGAGTTAGCCATTTCGACCTCCTGTAAGGTTGGCTTGGTTAGAACCCGTCGCGGTGGTGAGACACCCGGCGGGTTCGCTATTTGTAGCACTTTCGTCATTGATCCGCAAAACCATAGGGTGATCTATGACCGACGTCCTCGACCTTTCCTATCTGTCCGACTTCGTGAAGCGCCAGCACGATGGTGTGGAGCGACCGATCCTCTTGCCGAATGGCAAGGAGATGGGCCTGAAACTGAAAATCGTCGGGCCTGACAGTGACCGTGCAGAGCGTGCGATCAACGAAGTGCAGAAGGAATTTGCCGCAAAGGCGTCATCGACCGGGGATATGGGCGAAAGCACCATGTCTACAGAGCGTGAACGCCGCTTCGCATATGCAGCTAAGTGCTGTGTGTCCATGACCCCTCCCGCCATCAAAGTTGGCGACGAGGAGTTCAAGGCGAACGAAGACGATCTCCGCGCGCTGTTCGCCAAGCTGCACTTCATTGGTGATCAGGCCTACAATCAGGCGATCTCCCGCTCGGATTTTATCGACGGCTGATCGCCTCTTTATGCCAGTGCGTCCGCGATCAGCATGAAAAGAAGCCCATAAAGATACCTGCCGCCGGTGAATATGTTTGGAGATGGTTCAAGGAATTGGACCGGGCTCGAACAGGTACCGGCGTCGGGATCAACCCCATTTCCTGGCAGGAAATCGATGCTTGGGCCAATCGGCGCAAGCTCAATCCATCGCAGTGGGAAATCGATGCTCTGATCTCGCTGGATTCAATCCGCGTTGATCTGTTTTACGCGGCAAACAAGCCAGAACAAGAAGAGCAGACGATCTCCGAGAGACCGCTTACCTCCCGATTGTTCGATGCGATTTTCCCAGCGAAGAGAAAGTAACCCATGAGCACTGCGACCTTAGGCTTTGCCATTGATTCCACGCCAGCTGCTCGGGCTGCCACGGATCTCGACGGCCTTGTCACGGCAGCTGTGCGGACTGAAACAGCAGTCGAGAAGATGGGTTCCAGCGTCTCCCGTGCGGTGACAAGGATCAGCGGCGCTGGAGCCCAAATCTCTCAGCAGCTCGGCAAGGTTGCCAACGATACCGAAAACCTCGCCAAACGCATCGAACGCGCTCTCAATATCCGAACCTCGTTCAATGGTGCCGAACGAGGCAAGGACATCGCCGCATATGGGCAGGAGCTTGATCGCCTTCGCGGCAAGTTCAATCCAGTTTTCACCGCGCTTAGCAACTACAAGACCGTGTTGGGCGAAATCCGGCAGGCTCATAAGCTCGGGGCTATCTCTTCCGATGAAATGACGGCTGCCATCAGCAGGGAGCGTCAAGCTGCCCTTGCGAGTGTACAAGCGCTCAAGAACCGTCAACAGGCAATGGGCGGCGGTGCGGGGAATGTCGCAAACCGTCGTCAAGTTCTCGGCTATCAGGGCTTTGATGTGGCTCAGGGGCTCGCGTCTGGTATTCCCGCGCAAATGATCCTGGCGCAGCAAGGGCCGCAGATCGCTCAGCTCTATGCCGGTCAAGGCGGCGTTAAAGCGCTGCTTGGTGACGTCGGCGCCGCCGCGACAGGCGCCGTTTCGGCGGTGGGCGCGCTTCCGATCGCCTTGGCGGCTGCCGGCACTGCCGCCGTGATGTATGCCAAGCGTAATGAAGTCTCCCTAAAGTCCGCTGACACGCTGCTGGAAAAGCATCGGGCCAATATCGAGGCTCTGGGGACCGCTTACGGCGTAGCTGAGCGCGGGGCTCGTTCCTATTCGGCTGCTGACCGCGCTGTCTCTGGTGCGGCTACTAAGGGCAGCTTGGAAGACCTTAATAAGCTCCAGGTCCAGTCGGCGCGTGAGTTGCGGCTGCAGTTCGGCAGCATGCAGACCCCAGGCAAGGGCGGGCAGGCATTCTTCAGCCCTTTCCCCGACTTCAAGCCTTTCGCCGACGCGTTTCGTGATCTTGATAGCGGCATCCGGAATGGAAGGATCGAGGGCGAGAAGTTCATCGATACCGTTTCCGAGATTTCGAAGGTTAACCCGGAATACGATAAGTTCGCCAACAAAATACTGAAGGCTGCTCAGCAGTTCCTTGAGATCAACACTGAGGTGTCCAAGACCAAGGATATCCTGACACAGATTGCCGCTCTTCCGCCGTTGGACCCCTTGGGGGCATTCAACCCGCAGCGTGAGATGGATGAGCGCGCTGCTCGCACGCCTTCACAGTTTCAGCAGCGTCAGTCTCGGATGGACGCTTACCGTCAAGAGACCATGGCGCGCTCGGCTAAGGAGCGCGAGGCCGCAGCAAGGGCCACAGCGGCCGCCCAGTTCGACCCGAATGAGAACCCGACCGATCGCGAGAACCGTATTGCGATGGCGGGCTTTGAGGCTCGCCTCGCTTCCGAGCGGCAGCTTTCTGACGCCCAGCGTGAGCGCGCGGCTAACCTCAATAAGATGCTCGGCGACCAGCAGAGCGAAATCGACCTAATCGGCAAGACCGGCGGCGCCGCAGCTGCGCTTCGGAAAGAGTATGAACTCATTTCTGCCCTGAAGGCAGAGGCCGCCCGAAATGGCGAGCAAGTTGATCAGGCCGAAATTGATGCGATCAAGCAGAAGACGGCGGAATATGGGAAGTACGTCGATCTGCTAAATCAGAGGCGATTTGAATTCGATTTCGGCAAGACAGTGAGCGATTCCAGGCTCTCGGAGCGGGACCGCCAAACTGTCACGACACTTCGCCAGTACGGCATGTCGGAAGACCTCAACAGCCCAAATGCCGGGATGATCGGGAAGCAGTATGATTGGCAGCAGGCAAAACAGTCTGCCAAGGGCTTTGGCGACGCCTTCAGTTCGGAACTGATCTCTGGTAGCCATAATATCGGCAAGAGCTTCCTCAAGGGGTTCGAATCCGCCTTGTCGAACAGTGCGACGAAGATGTGGGAGAAATTCTTCGATGGCGTCGGGAACCTCTTTGCGGACTGGGTCACCGGCACCAAAAGCGGCAGTTCTGGCGCGGGCGGGCTGACCTCTGTTGCGTCAACCGTGCTGGGCGCGGCCAATGACAATAAGACGTTTGCCGCGCCCGTAGGCGCTGTTACGCGTGCGCCTCTTGGAAATATTGCATCTGCCGCTGCGTCGATCCGCAAGATCGAGAGCGGCAGCTTTGAAGGCAACTATGGCGCTCTGGGGCCCATCACCCGGAATGGTGATCGCGCATATGGCGCCTATCAGGTCATGGGCAACAACATCGGTCCCTGGTCGAAAGAGGCTCTTGGCAAGTCGATGACGGCCTCCGAGTTCCTCACTGACAAAGGGGCTCAAGACGCGATCTTCAAACATAAATTCGGCGGCTACACCGAAAAGTACGGCGAAGCTGGTGCTGCGCAGGCATGGTTCGGCGGCCCCGGGTCGGTCGGCAAGGGCGGCATGGGTACCGATATCCTCGGGACCAGCGGCAATGCCTACGTGGAGAAGTTCACGACCAATATCGGCAAGATGGGCGATGTTGCAGGAGCGACAACCGAAGGTCTCGGCAAACTCGGCGGCGGTCTGACGAAGATTGGCGAAGGCCTCTCGACCAGCTTCTTCCCCGCAGCCCCAGCGGCTGGCGGTGGCGGTGGCGGCATCGGCGGATGGTTCTCGTCGCTGTTCGGCGGCGGTCTCAGCCAGGCGACCATATCGAAATACACGCCCCTCACAGGCCTGTTTGCCAACGGCACCGATTATGCGCCGGGCGGTATGGCGATGGTCGGCGAACGCGGGCCGGAACTGGTGAACCTGACCCAGGGCTCGGGCGTGGTCTCGAACCACAAGCTCATGTCTGCACTGGCTGCCAATAACAACGGCGGGCAGGGCGGCGGGATAGCGGGGATCCGGGTCTACTTCGACCAGAACGGGAACCTCCAAGCGAAGATGGAAAGCGTTTCCCGCAAGGAGGCGAGATCAGCCAGCGGGCAGGCGGTCGGCCAATATAGCAAACAGCAGACACGCGGTGGCTTCGGCGACACGCAATCCGTCTATGCATCAGACAAGGGGTAACCGATGGCAGGCTATACAGGGCAGCCGACGGTCCCCATTCAATACCTTCGCCCGACCCGTGCCAGCTTCGATGTGGTCGGGTCGGCGATGGAAGGCGGCCGCAACGGGCTGGGGCAGTCAATCTCGATTGAGACGGGCGGCGGGGGCATCGTCACCGCCACCTATGAGCGCTGTGTGCTGCAGGGCGACGACATGGAGCGCCACCGGGTCATCAACTGGCTCGGCGCGCGCGGAAACGGCTCTTTCCGGTTCTTCAACGTTCCGCTGATTACCGATGGTGTGGGCCCTTTCCCCATCATCAACGGAAAGCGCCGGCCGATCATCGGGGGCATCCCGCATTCCGACGGCTCGCTGTTTTCGGATACGTCCGGCTACTCGCAGGCATCGGTATGGGGAGAAATCACTGAGGTAGTTCACTCCGGTATCATCCGGATGAGGGCCTTCAACTTCGATTTCGATATCGACTGGTCGCTGTGGTTTTCGATCTATCACCCACGGATGGGATGGCGCGCATATCGGAATTGGGAGGTCATCGACAAGACGGATGAAGCCAACCCGGTCTATTCGTTGGCGCTCTCGCCTCCTCTTCGCGAAGCCGTCACGGTTGGAACACGGGTCGAGTTCGCCCGGCCTATGTGCTGCATGAAATTCGCTCCGGGGTTTAGTTTGGAGTGGGCCTATGAGGCTTGGTATTCCTCAAGGCCCACCCTGCAATTCGTTGAGGCGTTCTGATGGGGTACTTTCCGGATGCTGTCGTTGAGGAGATGCGGGGTAGCCACCTGCTTGGCATTTTCCTGCATGTTGCAACAGTTCCGCCCCTGCACCTCTATTTCGGCGTGGAAGAAATAACGGCTGGTATCGAAAGCGTTGACGAAGCCGGCACTATTTATCAGGGCGCCGGTAAACTGATCGGGGTTCCGACGCTTGAGGTTTTGGTCAACGGGACAGCTGATCGAGTAGAATATACCCTTTCAGGCCTCGAACCTGGCAGTGGCGCCAAGTTTGCCGAAAGCATTCCGCCGGTGCGCGGGGCCGACGTCTACATGGGGCTGACCACGCTAGATCGCTACTATCAGCCAATGTCGGCGATTATCCCAGTTTGGAATGGCATCGCCTCCCATACCGGCGAATCCAGCCCCCCGGTTATGGGGATGGAAAGCCCAAATTTGACGCTTTCGCTTGCTGTCGTCTCCGGTGAGACATCGCGGTCGAGGGCTTCGCGTTCCATCTGGTCACCCACACACCAGAAGGCGATCTCGCCCACCGATAAATTCTGTGACGAGACGGCCCGCCTAGCACGCGGCGTCGATCCCACTTGGACCCTTGGATATTAAGCTATGAACCTTGAAGATTTTCTTCGCCTCCCTCGCGGGTGGGCATGGGGCGGCGTGGGCGGCGACGACTGCACGACATTCTGTGCCAGTTGGGTCTTTGAGGCCACAGGCAAGGATGTTTCGGCTGGGCTGCGAGGCACCTATGACACGGCAGAGGCTGCGACTGCCGTCGTAGAGGCTTTTGGTGGCATGGAAGCGTTTCTGGGTGTGCGGCTGGCCCCACTAGGCTTCAAGCGCGTCCAACAGCCACAGGAGGGCGATATCGGCATCGTTGAAGGCCTAACCGGGTTTGATCTCGACGGCGCACGTGTCAAACGCATTCCCGCTATCTGCTTTGGACCTTGCAACGGCGGTCTTTTGTGGGCGGTCATGTCTGCGCGCGGGCCACAGGTCAAGAAGCTCGACCACTTGATGGCTTGGCGTATCGCATGAGCCTGAAAACGCACTACGAGAACGTCCCTTCGGAAGAGCTTCAATATCGGCTCCACCGCATGGAGATGTACGAGAACACCACGATCCACTACAGCCGCGTGCTGTTTGACCCGATCTTCACGCCTCTTTTCGTCAGCGCAGGATTGACCGGTTCCATCACCATCGGTTCAGCAGTCATTTCGACCGCTTCGATTGCCAGCGCGATCGCCACAACGGCACTCACGATAGGGCTGCAGGTTCTCCTGGCTCCAAAACCGCCAACGCCTGAGGCAGCTCGTGTGCCGATGAAGCAGGCTATCCCATACAGGATATGGGGCGTGGGCCGTACGCGATTAGCCGGCGCTCTCATGCTCTGGGAATCCAAGAAGCAGACGCTGTGCGCAGTTCTGGCCTGCGCGGCGCATCGGATCAAGGGGTTCAATCGCTACTGGTTGCACGACGACGAGGTGACGCTCAACGGAAGCGGCGTTGCCAGTTCGCCGACCGGGCGCTACGGCAGCAATGTCACCATCCTGTCGCGCCTGGGCCTGGCAACAGAGACTGCATACTCGGAAATCGTTGCCCGGTTTGCGGGAGATGCGAACCCGATCTGGACAAGCGACCACCGAGGCGACGGGCAAGCTTCTCTTGCCATGCTCGCCGGTGCAACCCGCCTCAAGGATCAGAACAAGCTCTTCCCATACGGAATACCGCAACTCTCAGCCGAGGCTGACCTCGCGCTCTGCTGGGATTTCCGTGATCCTGCGCAGGACCCGGCCAACCCTGCGACATGGACATGGACGCAAAACTGCGCGCTCATCCTTTGCTGGCACCTATGTTTCAACGAGTTCGGTTTCGGGCTCGACTATCGCAAAGCCATCCTGCCCGTGCTCGACATGTGGAAGGAAGAGGCTGACATCTGCGATGAAGCCGTTCCGCTGGCCGGTGGCGGTACAGAGCCGCGTTATCAGTGCAACGGGACCGATACCACCGAAAACAGCCCCAAGGCTGCCCTGAACGCTATGCTGGCGGCTTGTGACGGTCATCTCGTCGCTCGTGGCGATGGGGCGCGCATTCTGACGGTCGGCAAGTTCCGAGAGAGCCGGTGCGTCACGCTGACCGACGCCGATATCATCGGGCATAATATCCAGTATGACGTTTATCCGCAGGATGAGATCAATCGGATCATTCCAAAGTTCACTTATCCTGAGACGGGTTATACCACCTGCGACACAGACTATTTCGAGGATGTTCCGGCGCAGCTCACTGCTGGTCGCGTTCTCGCTCAGGACGGCATATACCAGTGGGTCCACCGCTGGAGACAGGCCAGACGCCTCGCGATCCGCGACTGGCGCCGCATTCAGGAAAAGGTCAAAGGCTCGATTGATGTTCGGCTATCGGGAATCAATGCCGTTTATGCCCGATGGGTTCGCCTTGAAACGCCAGTGCGCATGCCGAGGCTCAACGGCAGGATCATCGAGAACCGGAAGTCCACGCTGGCTCTCACCAGCGGCGGGTTCAACATGGAGATCATGCAGCACCCGGGAAACATTGATTCCTGGGTTCCGGCGACGGACGAGGGCGCTCAGCCGCCGGTTCCTGTAGCCCCAGGATTTGATGGCATCCCAACGCCCGTCATCAACCTGGTTCAAGCCAAGTCTAACGGCAGCTCTGTCTATATCCGCGTTGTCGTTGTTGACCCCGCCGATGGAAGCCTGACGCCAGTTGCCAGATATCGTGTCATTGACACCGACGGCCTCGGCACAGTTGGCGCTTGGGTCGAGCAATCATTTCCTGACGCCAACCCGGCCGGGGGATACATCAACCTGAACACCAACGTGGTGCCGAGCGACAAAGCCCTTGACGTCCAAGTGGCTTATAGGTCGTCTGGTGGGGCAATGTCATCGTGGTCGGTCACCGCCAATGTGACATCGACTGTTGACCCTGTGGCGCCGGCCGCTCTCGTGTCATTTACGCAGACGGCAGCCGCACCGCATCTCGGTAACGCAGTCTTCAGCCTGAGCACGCCGAATGATTCTCATCTGAAGACGGTCAAGCTTTACCGCAAGGCAACCGGTGTCGCGCTCAATGTCGCCGTTGATACGCCAATCGCAACGCTGACGGTCGCGTCATCGATTGCAGCAACCTACGTGCATACAGACGGTGATGCGACGCGCTCAAATCTGGTTGTGAATGGGGATTTCGCAAGCGATGCGGTTTGGACGAAGGGCCCAGGCTGGTCAATAGCGAGTGGTGCTGCAACCCGGACAGTTACTGCAGTCTCCGATCTAAACCAGGTAACCTCTGCCGTTGCGTCGGGCGTCTATATCCGTGGTGCCTTCAACATTACCGCAATTACTGCAGGCGCTATCCGCGCCCGCATGCGTACCGTCACGGGTGATGCGACCACAAACGAAAGCTCCGATCAAACGGCAGTCGGAAGATACCAGTTCCGAGTGCTAACAACGGCATCTCGGGATCGGATGGGCTATCGCGCAGACGCCGCTTTTGCGGGATCAATAGACAACAGCATTTTCTTCCCTGAGAGCGCTTCCTGCGCACCTCAAGGCACGTGGGACTATTACGCCGTGCCGTTCAACGGCTCCGATAAGGCTGGCCCCCCCAGTGGGCCGGTCACTGTGACAATCGACTGATCAAAAAAGAAACCTTTTTTCACCCCTGCCTCGGCGGGGCGCTTTGGCATGGGAACCAACATGGGCCAGATTACCGATAATGCAAAAGCCGTCTATTCTGCCGGACCGACATCAAACCCGGACAGCCCGAACAAGACCGAGATCGTGGGTCTTTTCGGCGTTGTAGAAGGTGCTGTTTCCAGCCTTGTCGATGGCATGGTAATCGGGGGCGCAGTGGTCTACTCGACACGAGCAGCGCTGTACGCCGACCTCGCGCACCTGGCTGGGAAGATAGGTGTCGTCTACAATGACGGGACGGCAGCCTACAACGGCGTTTACGTTAAGAGCGGCGGGTCTGGCTCTGGATCGTGGGCAATCACAAGCCTGGCGCTGCCCTCAACCTTCTCTGTGGAGCTTGCTGGCAAGCAGCCATTGGCGACAAACCTGACAAGCCTTGCTGCTGAAACCGATGATGGTTTTTTTGTCAAGGCTGGTGGCGGCCCCGGTAGTGTGAAGACACTCACCACGGCTGAAACTCAGGCGGCGCTCGCCTTGCCGTCTAACACGAACACAGCGCTTGACGGTAAGCAGCCTCTGGCGACGAACCTGACCAACCTTGCCAGTGTTACGACTGAGGGGGTTGTCTTCAAGACCGGAGACGGTGTGGGAGATATGGAGGCTCGCCCACTTGTGCAGAGTGATGTCACCAATTTGGTCAATGATCTAGCTGGCAAGCAACCTCTCTCGACCAATCTTACAGACGTTGCGGCGGAAACGGATTCTGGATTCTTCGTCAAGACCGGCGGCGGGGAAGGAAGTGTGCAGGCCCGTCCTATTGTGGTTGCAGATGTTACCTCTGTGCCGACCGACCGCCTTGTAGGCCGCGACACGGCGGGTACGGGCACGGCCGAATCCATCGCTCTCACCAATGGCCTTGCATTCACCGGGTCGAGCCAGATCGGTCTTGCCGACATGCCGCAGGCGACCTTTAAGGGGCGCGTTGCTGGCGGTGGCACCGGCGCGCCAACAGACTTGACTGCGGCCCAGGCAAAAACCGCACTTGCTCTTGAACAGGTCAACAATACATCCGACGCCAATAAGCCGGTATCGACGGCGCAGCAGACCGCGCTTGATGGAAAACAACCGCTCGCCACCAATCTGACTGACATCGCGGCAGAGACTGATACGGGTTTTTTTTATAAAGCCGGCGGCGGTCCTGGCGGCACCAGTGCGAAATCAATTCCCCAGAGCAAAGAGCTGATCAAACTCGCCCCAATCGAGGTCGAGACCTATCCAGAGATCGACGGAAACTTCGGGCTTGTCTACATTGACGAAGACGGCTGGATTTTTGATCGTCGCGTCGATGAGAATTATACACCCCTGCTCGCGCCATTGGAGGTCATCAGCTATCCCGAGATCGAAGGCGACTACGGCATTGTTTACATCGATGCCGATGGGTGGATTTACGACTATCTTAATGCCGATTTCGAGCGTCCAGGGTCGTTGCCTTCAGGAGGGGTTGTTCCGGGTTATGACTTTGACAGCGAGGATGGGACCGCAATTACGGATGATCCAGACGTCGTCCTCGGTTTCATCGCTTGGGGACAGTCGGTTGCGGAGGGGCACTCCCCCCGAGTGACGACGACAGCCCTCGATCCCGGTTACAGCTTTATGTTCAACAGCGGGCCAAATCCAAATGGTGCCGGGGGATCATCGCTCGTTGACATGGTTGAAACGGGTTCAAACCAGACCATCATGTCTACTATGCTGCATCGGATACAGACTGCGCTGCAGGGTGCAATCGGGCGAAAGCACCCGATGTTTGGCTGCATCGCTGCCGTTGGCGGGCAACAGTATCGGTTCATCAAACGCGGATCGGCCAACTGGCTGGATCTGCTCGAAATGGTGAAAACTGCCTTTGATCTCTTCGCGGCGCAGGGCCAGAGATTGGCGATTGTCGGCGTACCTATTCTGCACGGCGAGAGCGATTTTAACGCATCAGCGGACAGCCGCATTTATGCGGAGGCAATGCGACAGTTTGGGCGAGACATCGATCTCGACATCAGGGCAATTACCGGCCAACCGGAACCGGTAATGTGTTTCCCCTATCAGACCGCATGGAGCAATTTGACCTATGCGATCTACCATCGAAAGTTGACCACAGAAGCCCAACTGGCGATGGAAGACCGAAGCCATAACTTCCGCTGCGTTGGCCCGATGTACCACGTTCCGGTCGCCGATACGATCCACCCGACCGGCGCAGGACAGGCCGTCACCGGTGAACAGTTCGGCGATATCATCCTGGCGGAGCTGTTTCAGCGCCCAAAGCGGTGCCTCCGATCAATTGAGGCATACTTCTTCGATGCTGACACGATCCATGTCGTCTATCCGCGTGCTGTAGCGATCGACACATCTGGCACGGTTGTCGATGTTTCGACGCTCGGAACCGGTCGGGGGTTTCTTTTCGCCGAATACCCTGGTGGTCCGGTGCACGAGCCAACCTCGATTGTGATCCGCAGTGGCACGACGGACACGATCCAAGTCAACTTGCCAACGGGGGTCGCGGCCACGTCATTCGCCCCGCATCTCTATTACGCAAGCCGGATGACTGGCACGGACGACGAATTGCCAACGGGTGATCTGGGTGCTGTCGGTAGCGGCCCGCTGAATGGACCGCGCGGAGCCGTGCGCGAGTCTGCATCGTATTACACCAGCGTGACAGGCCCATCGCTTTACCATTGGGCCGCCGTCGAGATGTGGGCGCTGCGGCGCTAAACGCAAACCAGAGGACAAGATATGATTTACCAAAGACTCGCGGTTACCGTGGGCGACAAGGGGCTGGGCCGAATTGTGCCAAACCCGCTTGAAAAAACCCTGTTTGACCGATCAGAACTGACCGCTTGGTGGCGGGCCGACATCAATATGCGCGGCGCCACTAAAACCTGGCGGTCGCGCAAGAACGGTCATACCCTGACCATGCCAGGTGCGCAGACGTTCCCCACTTTCAGCGCGACCTCCGGACCTGCCGGAAAGCCTGCCGCCACATGGCCGGGAACAGGTGCAGTGTTCGTATCGCAGGAAGGGCAGGGATTTTATCCGATCGCCAATCGCGATTACACCATCGCTTATGTTGCCAAATCGCCCGCCACTGCAAACCCAAGCCGCGTGGTGATTAACAACGGCATGACTTTGCTGACTGAATCTCTTGGCGTAATTCCTGGGATGGCGTGGATAGGTCAAATTAATACTAACAATTCTATGCAGGCATCTCATAGGACGGGATCTAATCCTACAACCACAAACCCGACATCTATTGCAACGTCTACTGTCGATTTTCACTTGGTAATGGAAAGCTATAGAAGCTATTCCACGCCTCAGGGTGCGTTGTGGATTGACGGGGTTGAACGCGACCGGGATAATTTCAGCGCGAGCTTTATGCCCGCAAAAGACCAACTGGTTGTTGGCGGCGCCTACGACGGGGCGGTTCTTCAGTTGCCAGCGACCGGATTGGTGCTAAGCGACGTATTTGTGTTCAATGGCGCTCTGGCCGAGCCGGAATACGATGATGTAAGGGCCGCCCTTCATGCGTATGTCGATGATCGGTACGGATTACTTTAGGGTGATGGCATTATAAGGGATCCGTCTTGCCAGACTGCCCCAAGCTTCAGCCACAGCTCTGCTTGCGGGCGGTAGCTGATCCAGCCGATAGAATCAGCAAAGACGTCATCTGATGATATGCCTCGCGCGCGTTCATCGGCTTGTTTTGCCTGAGTATAAAGGAATACGGCAACATCATCGACCATTTGGTTCATTTGTCGCTCCACTAACTGCAAACCCAAGTTGCACACCTTTCGTCATCAATCAAGAGCGTCACCACTACTACCAATCACTGCCGCACAAAGTGCATTTTTGGCAGGTTGACCGCCTAATCCAGAAGAAATCAAAGGGGAACCCAGTGGGCGAGATCATCTCGGCTCAATGGCTTGTCTGTGTCTAATCAAAAAATCACCAGGAGATACCCAATGGGCGAATTTGATCGCGCCTTAGCGAAGGTGCTTGTGCATGAGGGGGGCTATGTCAATCACCCCAAGGACCCGGGCGGCGAGACCAATTTCGGGATCACGCGCCGGGTTTATGACGACTACCGCCGCTCCTTGGGGTTGCCGGTCCAGAGCGTGAAGAACATCACCACGGCGGAGGTCAATTCGATCTATCGCATGCGGTACTGGTCGCTGATCAAGGGAGACAGCCTGCCGCCCGGTGTGTCCTATGTCGTCTTCGACGGTGCGGTGAATTCCGGGGTCTCTCAATCAGCAAAGTGGCTGCAGCGGGCACTTGGCGTCAAGGTCGATGGGGTTATCGGACCCGGCACGCTCGATGCGCTGCGAGGCGTCAACGATCATGACGCGCTGATTGCCAAGATCATCAGCCGGCGTATGGCCTTCCTCCGCGCGCTCAAGACATGGAAGACATTCGGCAAGGGCTGGACGGCCCGCGTCAATGGCGTTCTCGCGGTGGGACAGGCATGGGCCATGGGATCGGTCGGACCTGAAATTGAGTTCGTGCCAGATGGGAATGCCAAGGCTCGGATCGAGGACGCGAAGACGGCTCCATCGACGGCTCCCGGTGATACGGTCGCCGGTGGCGGATCGATCGCCGTTGTCATAACGCAGACGCAGGAGCAGTTGACGCCCTACGTCAGCATCGGTTTCGTGGCAAAAGCTGTCGCAGTGCTGACGATCGGCGGCGCGATCCTTGCCATCGGCGGCATCACCTATCGCCTTTGGGCGGCGCGCAAGGCCAAGCAACTGGCCGATGCGCTCGACGCGGTGCCAGCATGATCAGCAAGGTCTCAGCCATCGTTGGCGGCGTCCTTGGCCTCGTCCTGGCCTTCGCCATCTTCCAACTGGTCAACACGCTCTGGCTTCTCCCGGATGCCCGTAACGAGGGCAGGGAGATGGAGCGTGCGGACGCCCTCAAGAAGTCGATCGAGTTGATCCAGAAGCGGGGAAAGACCAATGCCGAAATACGTGTTCTTGATACTGGTGCTTTGTGCCGTGAGCTGGGTGGTCGCTGGATGCCAGCGGACAACGTCTGTGAGTGATGGCAGTGGCTTCGAGATGCTGACACCATCGCCAGAAACGCGAGCGTTCATCGTCGCCAACGATCAGCCGTTCGGCCGTCAGGTGGCTGGTCATAACCGGACCTGCAATGCGCAGCCAGGGTGTCGGAAGTAATCATGGAATCAGTGCCAAATGAGATTGTGCAGTGGATGCTCTCCAATGGCGGAGTGTTTGCCGTCACCACGCTGATCTTCCTCGGCCTCTACCTCTACGAGCGCAAAGAGCGATCGGCAGACCGCAAGGCCTTTGACGCGGCTCTTGCTCAATCCAATGCCGAGCACGTCTCGACCCTAAAGCTCGTCACCCCACTTGCTCAAAAATTCACCGATACGATGGACATCATCATGCCCCTCGCGATGGCCCAACTCCAGAGGAGGGGCGAATGAGTATGTTTGCATGGTGGAAGAAAGCCCAAAACCGAGATGCTTCGCCCCTATCCGGACCGATAGAGGCGGAGAAGCGCGAGCGACAGGCCGAACTGGCTCAGGTCGTCGTCACATTCGAACGGCGGCGTCACAACGTCCAGAAGATCGCTGAGCAGGCATTGCAGAGCATGAGAGAAGGTCATCGCAGATGAAGGTACTAAAGACGAGCATTGCTGCCTGGTCCGCGAGCATCGCAGTGGCAATTTTCTGGACGCTCAACATTTTCCTGTCGCATGCCAAGATGATCGAGATTTCCTCGAGCTTGGTTCTTGGCGTGACCTTCGCCGTGCTGCTTCGCTGGTTCCGGGACGCCGGCCGGGCGATGCGGACGGGCAGGGGCGGTTCGGACTTCCTGATCGTTGCCGTCTTCTCGACCATGGCCATCCTATTTATGCATCGAGTCTATGTGATCATCCTGACGGTCAACAATCGGCCTGATTTCCTGCTGGATTCGCCGATCAGCGCATTCCTTGTATGGATGCTCGCCTGGGCCTGCACGATGTTCCTGATCGCGCCTGATGCCGAGGACGGCCATATACCGCCACGCAGCCGGATACTGATTGGTATCGCGCTGTTCATCGCTGGGCTGGTCTCTGGGGTGACGATCGCCTATTCGCTACTGTAGTCCTGCCGGCGCGGCGTCATCACCCGCTGGCTCAGCTCCCAAAACTCCTCGACCTTTTGTGTGGCGAGACGGGCCGTTGCCTCATAGCCAGCATTCGGAGTTGGCGGGCTGCCTTTGTGAGTTTTTGGGTACCAAGCTGCATAATGCCACTTCCCCTTCGTTGGCCCGGCCGTTTCCTTCCTGATCCGGCCGATAGGCAGAACGCCATCCATCCCGATCCAATCCAGATCGGTGGGCGGGTCATTCTCGTCCAGTTGGGTGCGGTGCCATTTGTATTTGGGCTGGTAGTCAGTCAT